TATTTCAAATAAAATGCGTCTTATTTATGTTAACGAAATAGGAACAGACTATAAAGGTCAAAAACAATACGAATTCATATTCAGCTTGTCTGGCGAAATAAATATGGATGAATGGTATGATGTTCCCGCTTCTTCAACATTTACAACTAAATCCCCAAGTGTTGAATACATAGACCAAGTTGGTCTACTCAAAGATACGGATATTGTTTTTGAATTGATACAAAATTCTGACTATTTTGGTATTATCGATGCTGTTGACGGTATAGTTGCAATGGCTTGGGAAAAAACAAATTTTGATTCAGAAAAAGATAGGTTATTTTTTAGATTTGGAGAAACCTATGAATTTATCACAAATAAATTAAAACAAAGAGGAATAACATTAGAAAATAAAAAAATAAAATATTATGAATAGAAAAATAATAATTGAAAAACTTTTAAAAGAAGGGTTTTCAGAAAAAACTCTTGTTAGTTTTAATGATAAACAACTTGTGACTTTATCAAAAACAGTTTTAAAAGAAGCTGTGATGATTAAAAAAGACAATGTAAAAGATATCGCAGCAGCTAAAGCTGCTGGTAAAACTATTGAAACTTACGAGTCAAAACATAAAGATGTAAATGAAAAGTGGAAAGGTGATGTTAAAGTTAAGAAAACAGGAGAACATGCAGATAAAACTGTATCTGAATTAAAAAAAGAACTTAATTCTTTAAAAGAAAAAAGTAAAAAATATCAAGACGAAGGTAAAAAAGTTCCTAAAAAAATTATAGACCAAGAAGCGGAATTGAAATTTGCTATTAGAGCAAAACAAGGGTGGAAGAAAAAAATGAATGAAAATGTTTCCGAAATTGAAGAATGGGTTTTAGATTTAACCGAATCAAAGTATTCTCAATTTACATCAAAAAATGATATCATGAAAATTATAAATGAAAAAATGGAAACGTTTCAACCGATGCCTATGTCAAAACCAAAAAAAGGTCACAACGGTATTCCTGAGTTTATGACTTACGATGCAATTGTTGGTAATCAACCGGCTCCATCACCAAATCCATCTCAACCTGATGTACTTCCCGATGCACCACCAAAAGAGAAAGATAAACCAAAACCAAAAACACCTTATCAACCGGGTCCGGGGGTTGACCCTAAACCTAAAGCATTAAGAGAAAAAAAATATTAGACAATGAAGTTTTTAAAAAAAGATTTATTACGTATATTAAGTGAAAACTTACATGAGATGCCAATGGATTTTGATACACCTGATAGACCATATCAAGGATTACAAGACAAATTAGCACAAGGAGACACTCCACTAAAAAAGATTCCATTACCGTCAACCGGTGAAGAACCTAATAAAAATTTTCAAGAATTACTTGCATCTGAAAGATACAGACAAGTAGTTGCTAAAGTTAGAGAATATACGGGAGTTGATGCACCAATGCGAGGTGAAGAAAATATTATGCCGTTGGCTCGAATGATGATGTTAGCACATGATGAAATTATCCAAACTGAACGGGCACATAAAGAAGAATTAGAAAGACTTGCAGTTGAATTAGTAATGAAAGAAATGGGTATTCCTGAAGGGGCCCTACAATTTGATGCGAAGATTGTTGGTATGGGTGAAATTGATACTCAGAATTTTAATCGAGAAATGCAACAACAACCAAATATTGAACCTGTCGACATTGAACAAGATTTGATGAGTGATTTGGAATCAATGACAATGGAAAAGGCGAAGAGAAGATTAATTAATAATATGATACAAGGGGCATCTAAAAAAGGTCACTACATGTATCATTATGTTGCAGATAAGATTAGAGAGATTACGGGTTCTGACAGAATTATTGGACAATATGGTATTTTGATGTCAATCAACGATACGTTGTACTGGCAATTAAGTGATGAGACCATGAAGATGATGATGGGTGGGCCTGAAGGTGGTGGTTCTGTTGGGGGTAAGGAAGAGGTAAGAAGAAATACTAATCCACCGACAATCGTTGCGAGAGGTGTTAATTTTCCGATTCTTGTTCATGAGTTAATTAAGGGTGTTATGGAATTGTTTGCGATTCAAGGAAGACCTACAGATGAAGAAGGTAATGAAGATACAGAAGCGTGGTCAGAAATTGAGGGTTCTGAGGACACTCTTGAAAAAGAAATGTGGGATTTACGTTTAGGACCAGCAATTTGGGAAAGAATTAGGTCTCAGTATCCTGAAAATCTTTTAACTGATGAAAATAAAATAGAATTACAAAATTATTTATTGGTTGAAATATTTAAATTACCAGCAAAACAATTTTTGGTGTTTATGAGAGAGGTTATATCGGGTTCAGATGGTGGTAAACGTTTAATGAACGAATTGATGGATGGTATAGATAAATTGCTTAAAAACCAAGATTATCAAGATGCTATTGATGCATTTAACGAAGATTTAAATGACATTACAGATAATACAGATGATGATGATTTATCTGATTTCTTAGGTGGTTTAGGTATTAGATTATCCGACGATTAGTCCGTTTAAATGACTAAAAAAAGAAAGGGGGACTTATGTCCCCTTTTTTTATATTTATATATATGAGTAATCAAAAAATAGAACAACTAAAGGAGTATGCTAAAATTATCAAAGACACCCCTTATGCATTAAAAACGTATTTACAAACTTACGATAATACGCAAAAAAGATTCGTTCCGTTGGAGTTATTTCCTGACCAAATACAATTATTAGAGGATTACGAAAAATACAATGAGAATATAACGAGAAAATATAGACAGGCTGGTGTAACAACGGTTACCGCTGCTTGGATTTCAAAAAAACTTCAAACAGCAAAAAAAGATAATCCTGAAAGGGTATTGATAATAGCAAACAAAAAAGACACTGCGGTTGAAATGGCTAACAAAATTAGGGCGTTTATTGAACAATGGCCCGATTGGGTTAATGTTGGTTTTTCACCGGATAAAAATTCAGAAAGTAGATTTAGATTAAACAACGGTTGTGAAGTAAAAGCAGTGGCAACATCTGCAGATGCGTTAAGAGGTTACACACCAACGATATTGATTTTTGACGAAGCGGCATATATTGAGGCCGGTGAAGATTTTTGGGCAGCATCTATGGCATCATTGTCTACGGGTGGTAAGATTATTCTTATTTCCACACCAAATGGTTTTGACCCAATTTATTACGGTGTATACGACCAAGCTATTAGAGGTGTTAACGATTTTCATATAACTGACTTAAGATGGTTTAAAGACCCGAGATACACAAAAGATTTAAGATGGGTTAAATGTAGTGATATTGTTCACTATATGTTAAATAGAGAACAATATGACGATGATGAGATTGTAATGACCGATTTTGAAATCGAAAATTACAAACAGTATGAAGAGGAAGGATATAAACCTTTATCTTCTTGGTTTGAGTCAATGTCTAAAAAATTCAAATTTGATAGAAGAAAAATTGCTCAGGAATTGGAGTGTGATTTTCTTGGTTCGGGGGATGGTGTGATTCCAACAGAAGTGCAAGATAACATTGTCAAAAACATGTTGAGGGACCCAAAAGAAAAGTACATGCAAGGTACTTTTTGGCAATGGAAAGAACCTATACAAGGCCATAAATACATAATGGGTGTTGATGTTAGTAGAGGTGATAGTGAGGATTTTTCATCAATAAACATTATTGATTTTGATGAAAGAGAACAAGTTGCAGAATATATTGGTAAAATACCGCCTGATGATTTAGCATCTATCGCTTATAAATGGGGTGTTCTTTACGAAGCGTTTATTGTTGTTGATATTACTGGTGGGATGGGTGTTGCAACATCAAGAAAACTACAAGAATTAAATTACAAAAATCTCTATATTGATGGTATTAACACAAAGAATATTTGGGAATATAATTCTAAAGCAATGGAAAAAATACCCGGTATTAACTTCAATAATAAGAGAACACAAATTGTGGCAGCGTTTGAAGAACAATTGAGAAAAGGGTTTCAAGTTAGGTCCGCAAGATTAATGAATGAATTAAATACGTTTGTTTATATCAATGGTAGACCAGACCACATGAAAGGTGCTCATGATGATGCTATCATGAGTATGTCTATGGCTCTATATGTTGGTGATATTTCTTTTGCTCAACTAAGTAAAAATGAAAATGCAAATAAGGCGATGCTAGAATCGTGGACAATATCTGAGAGGACATATGAACCAAATAAATCATTTTATTCATATGGAACATCATTTGACCAAATTGGTTCAATGTCATCGGATGGTAATCCTATTTTTCAACAAAACAATAATGCAACAAAAGAACAATATAAACAATATTCTTGGTTATTTGGTAAACAACGTTAATCGTTTATTTTAAACTAATTTTTATTTATATTCTTTTTAACTATTTATATACATGGCTGATAATTTAACAGTATTTCAAAGATTAACAAAAATATTTGGTTTTCCCGGTAAAGTAACTCCTGAAGAAGCACCATCTTTTAAATTCGATAAAGAAGAAATTTTAAAAACGAGTAGTAGAGAAGAATATGAAAAGGCGATGTTGCAGGCTCAACAAACTCAATACATTGCTGATAAATTTTCTAAACTTGACCAATCACTGTATAACCAATCTGTTTATTATGAACCAAACAGATTATCAATGTATTATGATGTTGAGTCGATGGAGTTCACTCCTGAAATTTCAGCTGCTTTGGATATATACGCTGAAGAATCTACAACATTATCTGAAAAGGGAAACTTACTAACAATCTTTTCGGAATCCGATAGAATTAAATCAACATTAGAAGATTTATTTGTAAACAGATTGGATTTAAACACTAATTTACAAATGTGGGCTAGAGGTATGTGTAAATATGGTGACAATTTTGTTTATTTAAAAGTTGACCCAGAAAAAGGTATTATTGGTTGTCAACAATTACCAAATATTGAGATTGAAAGATTAGAGGGTAAGGAAAGTAAAACCCCTAATCAAATGGATACTATGCAAATGCCAAGTAGAGAACTCAGATTTCAATGGAAAAATAAAGAAATGGAGTTTCAGTCTTGGGAAATTGCTCATTTTAGACTATTAGGTGACGATAGAAAACTTCCTTATGGTACATCTATGTTGGATAAAATCAGGAGGATTTGGAAACAATTGTTACTTGCTGAAGATGCTATGTTGATTTATAGAACAACGAGGGCACCCGAAAGACGTGTATTTAAAGTTTTTGTTGGTAATATGGATGACAAAGATATCGAACCATATGTACAAAGAGTTGCGAATAAATTTAAAAGGGACCAAGTTGTTGATTCAAGAAACGGTCAAGTTGATATGAGGTATAATCAAATGGCGGTAGACCAAGATTATTTTATTCCTGTTCGTGACCCGGCTCAAACAAATCCAATTGAAACATTACCTGGTGCTCAAAATTTGGGAGAAATTGCGGATATTGAATATATTCAGAAAAAAATGTTAGCCGCACTAAGAATACCAAAAGCCTTTTTGGGTTTTGAAGAAGTTGTTGGTGATGGTAAAACATTAGCACTAATGGACATTAGGTTCGCAAGAACAATTAATAGAATTCAAAAATCTTTAATACATGAGTTAAATAAAATCGCTTTAATTCATTTGTATTTAGTTGGATTAGAAGATGAATTAAATAATTTTTCATTATCTTTAACAAACCCATCCGCTCAGTCAGATTTATTAAGAATTGAACAATGGAAAGAAAAAATTCTCTTATATAAAGACGCCACTTCCGACCAATCTCAAATAGGTATATTACCCGTTTCACATACATGGGCAAAAAAGAATATCTTGGGTATGAGTGATAGTGAAGTTGTTTTAGATTTACAACAACAAAGATTAGAAAGGGCGATTGGTTTTGAATTAACTAATACTCAAATGGTAATAAAACGTTCGGGTGTTTTTGATGAGGTCGATTCCAAATATGGTATTCCCGAAAATGAGAGGGAGGCCGCAGCACAATCACCAGAAGGTGCTGAAGCAGGTGGGGGTATGGATATGGGAGCACCACCAACACCACCTTCACCGCCGGCCGGTGGTGAGGCTCCGCTAAGTGAAAATAAAAAAATTAGATTAACAAATTTTTTAGGTGAATCTAACAATTTAGAAGATTTATTTGATATTAATAAAGCACAACAGAATATTTATGAAATAGAAAATAAATTAAACGATATACTAAACCAATAATCAAATGACAAATTTTGGAGAATTTAAATTAAAAATGTTAACTAAGTTAACTGATTTATATACATCAAAAAATAAAGTGGAATTAAAAAATACCATAAAATCAATCACATCAAATAAAACATTATCCGAAATGTATACTTTCTATGAAAACATAGAAAATTTAAACATCACATCAAAAGATAAGGCCAAATTATATGTGGAATCAATCGAACCTATTTTGATTGAAAAAATGAAAACTATAAAGAAAGATTTGAAAAATTTCACTAAGAATTTAAAAGAAGTTGAGTTTGAAAAAAATTCTTTGTATGAAAATTTAGATATTCTTTCGGAAGAAAACACTATACACAATATATCCAAAAAAATAGATGCTAGAGAAAATTTAATTGAACATTTATTGAAGGAAAAAAAACGAGATGAAAAACCAAGTGAAATTCAAATAGAAAATCATTCACTGTTGAATGCAGTATTGGTTAATAATTTTAATATAAAATATTCGGATTTTTTAAGTGAGGAACAAAAAGAAACATTTAATAAAATTGTTTCAATGCCCAATGATGAATTAATAAAAGAAACAAAAAACCTTAAAAAGGAATTGACTAACAAAATCGACTCTTTGATTAAAGAATCGAGTGAGGATACGTTAAAAGATAAATTAAAAAATGTGATGTCAGAAATAAATAAATCTGACACCACAAAATTTGATTATTATAAACTTATTGAATTGAAGAATGGGTTACTATGACCTATCTTCTTTGCTTTTAATTTTTTGTTTATAAATTGCTTTAAGTAATTTATCTCTTTTAGCCACGGAAGGTTTCACAAACTCCTCTCTGTCTCTTAATTGTTCATTTTGTCTTGTTTTTTGAACCCTGTATTTATATTTTTTTAATGCGGATTCAATTCCTTTTTCTTTACTTACATTGATTTTTATCATAACTTTTTTTTTAAAAATATACGAAAAAAATTTTAAATTATTAACATTATTTCATATATTTTATAAACACCATAAAAATATTATATATGATAAATAATAATGAAAAAAGGAAAATTTATAGTAATTGGTTCACACAAGAGTGTAAAAATAGGTTACGGAACTGTAGATTATAAAAATTTAAAAACAATTTACATACAATTAAACTCATGGATACAACCAACGTTGGATGAACAAGATTTTGATAAATTAATTTATAAAAGTAGAAAAAGAATAAAAGATAAAATCTATTTACTTAATTCCGAGTTTTTCAAACCACAGTGTATTGTTGATTTGGACATAAAAACAAACGGAATTAAATTAAATAAAAGGTCTTTTATGGATTTAGAAATAACCCTTTATGTTAGTAAACATTTTGATGTAAGGTCAAAAGAAATAAAAAATTACATTGCAAACCTATCAAAAGACATAATCGAAACAGTACTTGTTGACAAAACTTTTTATAATTTCTTCGATAAAAAGAATTAATCTTTTTCCGAAGTATTTATTATAAAAAGTTTAATGAAGATATTGGGTCCTAATGATACCGGTAGAGGTATTCTTTTAGAATACGATGCTGGATATATTTCATACGAAGAAAATAAGAAAATAATTTCTGAAATGAGAGAAATGGATTTCTCTCAAGATATTATATTGTTTGCTGTTTTACAAAAATATGATACACCAAACAAAAATGGTAGAATATATCCGGAACTTTTATTAAAAAGAGAAAACGAAAAATATCAAACATTAATTAAAAAGGGTGGTGCTTTAAATGAATTAAATCACCCAAGTTCGTCTTTAATTGATTTAGATAGGGTTTCCCATTCAATTTTAGAGACATGGTGGGATGGTAAAATATTAATGGGTAAAATAAAACTTTTTACTTCACCCGCATGGAAAAAAATGGGTATCGTAAGCACAAAGGGAGACCAAGCGGCAATGTTAATTATGAATGGGGCAACACTTGGTATATCATCAAGAGGTGTTGGTTCATTAAAAAATGTAAAGGGACAAAATATCGTTCAAGATGATTTTGAATTAGTTTGTTTTGATTTAGTATCATCTCCAAGCACCCCAGGAGCGTATGTTTTCTCAGACATAAATGACAGAGAGCAGTATCAAGAGTCATTGGATGAAAAACCAAAAGACGTTGATAAAATGAAAAATCTTATGTCAAGATTGGATAGTTTTTTATCAAAATAAATTTTTTTACGTTTTTAACAACGTAACATAATATTTTTTACGAAAAACAATATATTTATTATAAAACTATATTCATAAAATGAGCAACAAATCAATTTTAGAACAAGCGTTACTTCAAGTACAAACACTTGAAGAAGCAGTAAAAGCGAACGCAAAAGGTATACTGGCTTCTACAATGAAACAGGAACTGAACGATTTGCTAAAAGAATCATTGGAAGAAGAGAAAGAGGTTGACGAACAACCCGATTCTGAAGAGGATACAGATGATGTACCAGTAAAAACTGGCGATGAAGAAAATCCAGATAATGAAGATGATGAACCATCAAAAGATATCGATTCATTAGATACCGATGATGACATGGCCCCAACAATGGACGACATGGACACCGATGATGACATGGCTCCAACAATGGACGACATGGACACCGATGATGATGTATTAGATATGACCGGCGCAGATGAAGACGAAATTTTAAAAGTTTTCAAAGCAATGGGTCCTAATGATGGTGTAATTGTCAAAAAAGATGATAATCATATTGAGTTATCTGACGGTGATGATGAGTATATCATTCAATTAGATGAAGACGAAATGATGTCTGATGAAATGCCGGTCGATGAAGACGAAATGATGTCTGATGAAATGCCGGTCGATGAAGACGAAATGATGTCTGATGAAATGCCGGTCGATGAAGACGAAATGATGTCCGATGAAACTGTTTACGAAATTGAACTTGATGATGTAGATGAGGGTGACATGTCACCTGAAGACGCAATGGAGGGAGATGTAGAACCAGTTGAGGGTGATGTCGATGAATCCGCTCGTACAATGGGTTATGGTTACCATGGGGGTTTAAAATCAAAAAACGTGTACAAGGCTGGTAACAAAAGAGACGAAATTAACGAAGAGGTTAGTAAACTAAAAAAACAAAACGATGAATATAAAAAGGCGTTAGTCTTATTCAAAGATAAGTTAAATGAAGTTGCTGTCTTTAACGCTAATTTGGCCTATGCAACTCGTTTATTTACCGAGCATTCAACAACAAAACAAGAAAAATTAAATATCTTAAAAAGATTCGATTCAATCTCAACCTTGAAAGAGTCTAAGAACTTATACAGTTCAATAAAAACCGAGTTGGAAACAAAAAAACCAGTAACCGAATCGGTGGTTGAAAAAATAAATCACGCACCAACATCTTCTTCTACGAATGTATTGTCCGAGTCTAAGGCTTATGAAAATCCACAATTCAAAAGAATGAAAGATTTGATGCAAAAATTAAAATAAACAATAAACTTAAAAAATAAAAAATCTAAAAAAATGGGAGCATTATTAGAATCAGGTATGGTTGGTAACATTGGATTAAAACACCTCCGTGTTATCAAAGAAGATACCATTAAAAAATGGGATGAGTTAGGATTCCTTGAGGGTCTTGGCGGTCATCAAAAAGATAATATCGCGCAATTATATGAAAACCAAGCGTCATATTTGATAAACGAAGCGGCTGTTGCTGATGCATCAGGTTCATTTGAAACTGTTGTATTCCCAATCATCAGACGTGTATTCTCCAAATTGTTGGCGAATGACATCGTATCTGTACAAGCGATGAACCTACCTATCGGTAAATTGTTCTACTTTGTACCTAAAATTCAAGAAAGACAATCTAACGCAACAGGTGACCACTATCAACCATATGGTTTCCCAAGTTCGTTGACTGACCCTAACACTGGTTATACTGGTATCAACTTGTACGACCGCTTTTACGAGACTTCTGAAACCGATGCAGTTACTTCAGGTTTGTTTGATTACTCTAAAGGTTCGTATGCGGCGGTCACCGCTAACCCACATGCGTTTGTGACTTTCTCAAATGGAACTGCAAGTACATCAGCAGCCGCTTTATCTGGTGCTAGTGTATCAAGTTTCATCATTGCCGTTTCGGGTTTCACAACTTATGAAGGTGGTGGAAAATTAGCAGGACCTAACGGTCATCCAATGGATACTGAAGAGTTCTTGGCTTCTTTAACTGTAACAATTGCTGGTAACACTACCACAAACAATGGTGCTAAAAATTTCAACGTGGTAACACAGAAATATGGTAAAGGTATCGTAGAATACGGAAGTAAAGGTACAGGTAGAACCGGTAAGTATTTTAACGTTTGTGATGCTGAAGGTGTTATTTACTTAAACGTAGATGTTGAAACATACACTAATACTTCAGGGTACACCGGTGCTGATTTCTCTTCTAACGACTTGGCACTTGCAAATATTACTGTTGCGTGGAGAGAGTACAACTCATTAGAATTTGAGGAAGAAATCGGTGAAGTTTCTTTCGACCTTGAATCAGTAACAGTTTCTGTGACTGAAAGAAAGTTGAGAGCTAGCTGGTCTCCTGAATTAGCACAAGACGTAAGTGCATTCCACAACATCGACGCTGAGGCTGAATTAACAGCTTTATTGTCCGAACAAATCGCGGCAGAAATTGACCGTGAAATTCTTCGTGATATTCGTAAAGGTGCCGCTTGGACCACCAAGTGGGACTACAACGAATGGAAATATGGGGCTACAGGTAACGCACCTTTCCAAGGTTACACCCAAAAAGACTGGAACCAAACATTGGTTACCAAGATTAACCAAATCTCGGCTCAAATCCACAAAACTACCTTAAGAGGTGGGGCTAACTGGATTGTTGTATCTTCTGAAGTATCAGCAGTATTTGATGACTTGGAGTACTTCCACGTTTCAAACGCGGCTCCTGAGCAAGACCAATACAACATGGGTATTGAGAAAATCGGTTCATTGGCAGGTCGTTACCAAGTTTACCGTGACCCATACTTACCAGCCGGTAAGATTATCATCGGTCACAAAGGTAAATCATTGTTGGACGCTGGTTACATTTACGCACCATACGTTCCACTACAATTGACACCTACAATGTATAACCCATTCAACTTTACACCGATTAAGGGTATCATGACAAGATACGCGAAGAAAATGGTTAACAACCGTTACTTTGGTGTAATCAACGTTAATGGATTGACTACATTTAGTCTTGACACCTTAAGATAATCATAAATTATCTTATGTTTAAAAGGGGGACATTGTCCCCCTTTTTTATTGCACCATTCTTTTGTATATTTGTAATATGGAATCTGAAAAAATAAAACAAATAACTTACGAGAAATCAAAAAACGGTTATACCGTGGGTATTGATATTAGAGATGAAAAAAACTTAAGTGAAATTGGTAAATTAATTGTTAAAGGTGACGCCATTAGATTGAATTATTATTGTGATGATAGAATCCATTTTACGTCTAAAGAAAAATTAAAATGAATTGGACAGATTATTTTTTAAATATTGCTGAAGCAATTAAATTAAAGTCTAAAGATAAATCGACCCAAATTGGTGCTGTTATCGTTGGAAAAGATAATGAAATACTCTCTACGGGTTATAATTCTTTCCCAAGAGGTTTAGATGATTCAATTGAAGAGAGACAGGAAAGACCTGAGAAATATTTTTGGTTTGAACATGCAGAAAGGAATGCAATTTTTAATGCCGCAAGAATTGGTGTTTCTCTAAAAAATTCAACGATTTACATCACTTCAGGTATACCGTGTATGGATTGTGCTCGTGGAATTGTAAATTCAGGTATTAAGACAGTGTGGTGTAAATATACCTGCACAACAAAAAATAAAGAAAAGTGGGAAGAATCCCAAAAAAGAAGTCTACAATTATTTGATGAGTGTGGTATTCAGGTGTTTTTTTACTCTGACCACTAAATCCCCCGTTCCTTTAATTATTCGATGATACAGACCTTCTGGTATGTAAATTGGGGTATTTTTTTTAATCCTTGTTGGTAGTTCATTATCAATTTGAAACATCCAATCGGTGTCATGTTCACAAATAACTGTTCGGTCTTCCTCATCAAAATGCCATTTAAGTTCAGTATCTAGTGTGTTTGAACTAAATGTTCTAATGTAGAATCCTTCTTTTAAATTTTCAGTAAAGGGTAATTTATCTACCACGGACTTGAAGATTTTATTCCAAGTGCTTTCCTATATCTTGAAATATTACAACTCCAATACCCCGCTGTTGTCCTATCTTTCTTCTGGTCACACTTGTGACGAGCCCTGAACGACTTTGCGGCTTTTGGGTTATTATTCCTAACTCTCAAATTAGGGTCTCCAAAAGTGACCTTAACAACGTTACCGCTACTATTTTTTACATATACAGCAAATTTCTTTGGGCCACCTGGTGTTCTGAATGGTTTATTGAGTTTAACGTTTTTACCTCTGTGTTTTGCTTCAACAAGATATTCTTCTTCGTCCAAAATAAATGGAATATCTAAAAATACTTCTTCCCCTTCGTAAATTCCTGTTTCACCTATGTTTGTTTTTATCAATTCCAAATCATCACCATCAAGTAACAAAACACCTTCATTATATAATCTTCTTGATTCATTAAATAAATTAAAGAATTTTTCCGAATATATTCTATAAACATTTTCAATCAGTGGTTTCTGATTATTTATATGATAAGATAAACCCTCACTTAATAAGTGATTTTTTGATTCAACTAATGTAAGTAGTCTAGGTGGTAAATAAGTTTCAACTATTTCTTCAACATTTAAATTTATAAAATTTACATTTTCATCAAATCTTGTGAAAGTAGGTTTATTTCCTTTACCTATTTTAGGTTCTTTTTTTTCCGCGTTTCTTTTTTGTGTCACCATAGATTTTTTTTCTTCTTTTGAATAAGAACCAGCGGTTTTTGGGGTATCTTTAGATACTTTTTTTTGTGGTCTACATTTAGGGTAACCTTTTCTATCTTTATCACCATCAGCGTCTTTTCTTCCACATGGTGGGTGTTTACCATCTACTTTACGACTCACATCAACCCATTTTTCTTTAAACCAACGTCTAAGGTCTTCTCTTAAAACTTCACCACTTTCAAGACATTCTTGAATGTATTTTTTATCTTCTTTATTTACAAGTATTTTCATATTAAGATTAATTAATATAACAATTTAATTCATATTTTTCACCCATACCATATACTTGAATATGTAACGCTTTTTTTTGTTCTTTATCATCTTTTTTTAGTGTTATGGTGAATCTATTTGTCTTTCCCTCTGATGGTTTTTTTGGGCCTGACCCAATTTTTTCTGCGGTTTCTTCTTTATCATATGTGTACCCTTTTTTCTCAGCATAATCAAGTGCTGCATTTATTGCGGATGTGTAACTCTTGTGATAGATTTCATATGATTTATCGTTTTTTCCCTCATTTATCTCTTCGTTTGTTGCTTTTCTCCATTTACCACCTTTTTGTTTGTATCTTTTTGCGGCTGCACCATTACAATACGCACTTGGACAAACATCATATCTTGCTTTGGCCCACGCCAAAGCCGCAGCCCATAACTTAGGATTAGTTGGTTTGTTTTTTCCCTCATCAATAGATTTTTCTTCATTCATACTAAATTGACTGAGGTCCGCCCTTACTTTATTTGAAGGTTCAATTTGATTCATTAAAAAATCGAAAACTTGGTCTAAAAGACTTTTCGCCTCCGCAATGTGGTCTTGAGCCCAATCGTGTTGTTTCATTATTGAATCAATTGTATTTTTATTTTGTTTCATTAACATATTACATTGTCTTCCCATTTGTTCAATGTTGTCAAAAAACATATAGTTTTCGGGTCTATTCTCTAATTCTGGTTGTTCAGAAATTACCCTTAAATGTTTTCTTATTATTTTATCTAAATTTTTCATATATTATAAATATTTTATCTTTCTGACAAGATTTCAAACTTGACGTAATTATTGTAAAAAACTTCTTCTGTATATGTTTTTGATTTGAATTCCATGTAATATTCTCTTGGAATTAAGTATGATGTATCTAAGTAGAAAGAATTTTCATTTGTAACATCTGTTTTTGTCCAATCAAAAACAACAACATTTGTTTTTCCTTCTTTTATAAAAATACGATAATACACATCATCAAATAAAACCGTTTTTTGTTGTTCAATTGACTTTAGTTCAATTAGTATTTTCTTTAATTCTCCTCTAATTATTTTTTCATTTTGTTTTATACCTGAAAATTGTACGATATAATTTTGCGTTTCTTTTGGATTTTCACCAAAACTATATCCAGAAGAAAAAGATTTTGGTACAAATTTTTGAGTGACATCACTAATTGATACACCATCAATTGATAAATTTTTCCACTTGTCATAATAAAATCTTTTACCATCACAAAGTTGACCTAATAAACCAAAACTAACTTTATACACACCCTTTCTAATTTTTGTTGTTGTTAACCCTGTAACACCAGTAATTGGTGTTAAACTTGAATTTAACACGTCGACAGTTGGGGTGTTATCTAAATCATAAAAATTCGTACCTTTTGTCACATAGAGGTAAAGGTTATTTACTTTGTCCCCAATAAAATTTTGTCTATTATCAAATATTCTATCTTCAAATACGGTTTCTACAAATGGTTCAAAAAAAGTTTGAGTGTATTTTGAAAAAAAAGAAACAGATTGTTCAGTAGAATCTGTAATCTCTTCATATTCACTATCAAATTTTATCCCTAATCCATAATTGGTATTACCCGATACAACAATTCCATTTACATAACTTGTGATGTCTAAATTGATGTTTTCGTTACCATTGTCAAAATGAATAGTATCAATTATGGTTGCACCGGTAGAATATACTCCTTGAGTTGTCCATCCACTTATTGTTGTTTTGTTAAACCAATTGGATGGTCTTGTATCATATATTTTATCACCAAAATCATCGGTATATTCCACAAATTCGTAATCATAACCAACACCCTCATCCCATGATTCATTTAATTTAAAAACAACCAAATCAAAAGAGGTTGCTCTTTCTCGTCCATTTGATTTATCATTACCAATTAATTTGGGGTCACCAATGACAGTATTTGTCATTTTTAAATAGTGTTTAGTGTTGTTATCTATAACTAAATCACCATTATTAACTTTAGATGTTAATCCACTAAAATTAACGGTAAAAATAAATCTAGAAAACCCCTCACCATAATAAATTTCGGTAGTTGGATTTTTGGCGGTATTGACCTCACTATTTTTAATAATAGTGTTATTTTTTGAAAAATAAGAACGATAATATGACATCAGTTTTTATATAATAAATATCAATTTAGTTGATTTTAATTGAGGTATTTACCAACTCTTGTCTTAATCTATTATATAATCTTTCCAACTCAGTGTGAGCGTCGTAATCAGATTTAACGTATGGCTTATTAATGTTGTGTACGTGGGTGGTTAATACATTGTACACCGCATCTATAAAACTTAATAATATTTCACCTCGAACTAAAGAATAGGTATTTGGGTCTATTTTTTGAACATAATCGTCTTGATTATATTCGTAACTATCTAAGCTCGAAAAATCAATTGTTTTATCAGTAAAATTTGTGTCCGTTGATAAAAGATATATTTTATCTGCGGTCATATTTCCAAATGTCTGTTCTTTTACTTTTGTATCAATTTTTAAAACCTGTGTTTTTTTCTGTATTGTTTTTTGTGGTGGATTAATTGAATCTTGACTAAAAACGATACTTGAACCAGCTGATGTTTTTGACGTTAATTGAATTTTGGATAAGACATATTTTCTATTTGCAAATTCAGTAGAAGTTGTTACTCGGTTCTTAAATTCTGATGTTGGTCTAAAGAAAAATGGATGTATCTCTAAAAATTGAACAGACTGAGTACCGTCGTTTGTTGTTATTAAGTTAGATAATAATTTATAGGGGACAATACCATCAAAACCATTTTGGTGGATTTCATTTAATTTATTTCTAACGGAATATATGACTTCATTTAGTTTATTGTTTAACGTTAGACCACTATAACCATTAATATTGTTTAAATTAATTTGAAACGTGTATGTTACACCAGATTCAGATAACAATACGGTTTCATTTTGTAGTATTTCAGTAAATTCTGTAAAATTATTTGAATTATATTTTGGGATATAAAAATTTGGTTTAACTTGGTAAATGTAAAAATTACATATAGTTGGATTGGTTAAGTCATCCAAATCGTATTCGATTATGTATTTTATTATTTTATTTTCTGTTGTTGTTTCTTCTTTTATTTCTTCTGAAAGAAATTTTTTATCTGAAAATTTTTTAAGGTGTAATCTTGCTGATTTTCTCGATACAATTGGGAAACCTCGTGAAATTAATAATTCTTCATTTTTGGTTGCTTTTATTTTTGAAATTAGTTTACCTGCCCTTAAAACTAAACCTCCGGTTGTAAAGACAATGTCATCACCGTATTTACCTGAAACAGAGTAGTCTTTGTATTTTGATAATGCATTTTTTGAATTTTCAGGTAACTCACCTAATTCATTTTTTATAATATCTGACTTCGCTTCAACAGATACACCATATGAAGTATCGGCAATTTGTTCATTAAAAGTTTGAGAGTTGAAATCAAATCTTGTTGTGAATGGTCCAGCAATGTATTCTTGGTTTACTGTTGTCTTTTCGGTGTCATATCTTATTATTTTTACTGTTTGTTTAATTTCTGGTATAAAATTAATATTATTCGGTAAAAATGGTATGGCTAAAAATGGGTCATCTTTACTCCATTCTGTATATTCTTTAATATTTGATTTTGCACCAACATAATCATCATAGTCTATAACACGTATTCGACCTAAACCTTTTGGGTCATTATTATCAATACAAACACCTAAATCAACTATTTTCATTTAATTTTTCTATTTTCAATTTCTTCTAAAACTTTAGAATGTAAATTTTCTATTGTTTCTAATTTATGTGTTAAATTAACAATGTAGTTTTTCAAATCTTCGTGTTGTTTAAATAAAAATTCTTCCGTTTCAAATAAATCTTTATTTGATTTGTCTTTAACATTTTCAATTACATTAACGAATTTGTCTTTTTCCATTTTAGAATTTTTTTCCAACTCCCGATATTAATCCCGGTGGTATAATTGCACCACCAGCAACAGGTGGACCGGGTAATGTACCACCTTGTAAAACAATTTTAACAAACGAATTTGAATCTTCTTCTTCTGTGTGACCATCAATAATTGATTTAACTAAATTACCAATGTCATTAGACTCACCAAACAATGGTCCTGTAGGTATTCCTGAAGACTCCAATCGATTCATCACATTCATAAACGCCCTATCTTGACTATAACCCGGTAATTTATCTGAAAAAAGTAATAACAAAGACGGAACTGAAATACTAAGTCTTTGTGAGAGTGCCCCTTCTATTGTTGTCAATATTGTTTGAAAAATTGCATAACAGTTATCAATTCCGTTTTCTAAAATCTTTTTTAGGAGAGCAATTAATGATGTTATTATTAAAAGATATCTCTTATATTTGTTTTTTAAAATTCTTTGTACTACTTCATTCACAAAAGCCAATAAATCAATTTTAACGAGTCTCCAAAATTCTCTAATGAACAACCAAAACAAATCAGATACAATCTTGGTAATTGCCTTTTTAAATTTTTTAATTAATTCTTTGGCGTTTAAATAAACATTTACCGCCATTGTTTTAAAGATTTTATATAGAATAATTAATGGTAAAAATATCTTTGCGGATATTACTGACATTACCAATACTTTAGGTATGTAAAGTATAAAATTATTTAGTAATGCATCCAAAAGAATATTGATTGATAACGAACCACCAGATTGTTCAGACGCGTCCCTTGCAACGTTTTCTAAAGATTGATTTACTGAGTCTTGTATATTTTTTTCTCTTGATAAAAAAATAAAGTCTTCAACATGCATATCACTTACTGGTATTTCATAGTCATCACAACTTTTAAATTTTAAAACTCCTCTATTTCTAGCATCTTCACTATCTAAGTCTATACCTTCAACATTGTCAAAATCAAAATAGAATTCCAAATCTTCGTCATTTTCATTGAACATATCGACGGGTGTTTGATTTTTTAAAAGGTCACGATTTGTCCCTCCACAAATTTTTAATAATCTATCAATTAATCTTGAGGAAAAGTTGATTGACTCTGTAAATTTTTTTGATTCACTACAACTAGCACCGCCATTAATGGTAAATAACATACATTGTTTTACGATATCATTAATATCGGAATATTCCAAAGAGTTATAATAGTCTGTAATAAAATCTTGTACATTTACAACACCCGCGGTTCCTCTTGTAAACCCACTAAAAGTAAATTTTTGAGTACCAGCATTCCAAGATGCGGTAAATAGGTCATTTCCATTATTGGAGGTGTACGTATGGGTTCCACCATTAGCCATTAAATCATAAAGATTTCTATTAAGTTTTTCTTTGTTTTTATCCGGTGACTTTGATTCATAAACTAATTGACCACATGTTGAATCAGGGTCCAATGTGAAAATATTTAAAAAATCAAATTCATCGGGACTAAGTTGAATTGAATCAACGTTAAATACTGATTTTGAACCACATATTCCGTCACCCATAAAAAGTGCCTCCGAAAGTCTATTAATAACAATTTCTTTGGCTTGACCTAATGTTACATTTGCAGACGAAATTGCGTGTCTTTTAATTTTAGATTTGGAGGGATTTCTATCAATATTGACGTTTATTCCCCTTCTGTTTGGGTTACTAAAAGATATGTTATTTAATTTATCGTTAACCGTTTTTTTGTTTGTTGTGATAAATTGTTCAACAACTTCTATCAGTTCACCAAAAATATCTTTTTTATTGTCTATTTTTCGTTTTTTCTTATCAAGAAGCGCACTTAATTGTTCTCCTAAAAATTGGTTAGGGTCAGGTATGTTTTTTTGAAAAGCATCCCCAACATTCTCAATTTTTTTTGTGGAATCGTCAATTATTTTTTTTACAGACTCAATCTTTGCCTGTAATTTTTTTTTTGTTTCTTTAGTTTTACTCATTAGACTTTATAGGTGGAATCCTTAGTCTCTGAATCATCGTCATTTATTAATTTTTCTAAGATTACTCTATCTTCTTCTGTTAATTGAAGTTTACCACCAGAATTAATGGCATTAGGTCCATAACTTTGTTTTAACAGTGCGCTTTGTAATTTTACCAACGATATTTTTTTTTCGGTACAGTCATTTAGAATCTTTTGTTGTTCTTTAATTACCGGACCAATAACACTCATGTCCTCCGAATCTTTCATAAAAGTTAACATCTTTTTTGTAATCATGGATGCGGTGGTTTTTTGTTCCATAATATCGTTATAAATTTCTTGCATTAATACAAGTGCGGAATCAGTATCTAAGGATATTAGATTTTTATTACGTCTCATAATATATAAATAGTAAAAAAATTAATTTATAAAAGTAAACACGATATCAACATACATTTTTTTGTATTTTTTCAAAGATGTTCTTATTTCTTTTGTTGATAATGAGGTCATTTCTCTTAATGATAACAGAATCAAATTTTTATTAAATTTATTACCATTTCCAATTTGAAAAATTTTATCAAAATTACTAAAAATTTCAATCAATGCATATCCTAATTTTTGTTCATTTTCGGTCATTTCTTCATTTTCAATAAAGGTTTCTAAATCATTTACGAATTTGATAATGACATCTCTATAATCAATTTCTATTTCATCCATAACATATGAATGTTCAGGACTTTCTTCTAATTCCGCTGACACATCTTCATATGAGATTGTTCTATTTGTTTCTTTTGTGTCTTTTTGTATACTACCCATTAAGTAGTTTTTACAAATAGTACCAAAGTAAGAATATGCCTTGTGATTTTTGGTGTGGTCGAATTTATTTATTTTTGTAATAAGAAAAGACATGGTATCTGAATGTATATCTTCAAATTCCAAATCTTTTCTATATAACTTATAACGTCGAATAATTGATTCGACCATTATTGTGAGAGGCTCTTTTAAATATTCATTGAATATCTTATTCTTTTCATTGTCGGAATCAGATTGTAAATATCTTACTACCGCTTGTTCTTGTTCCTCCCCAAAATATATTTTTTGGGTTCTTTTACGGGGCATTTTAATTTTCTACATAATTTATATCTCTTACGTTTTTAAAGAAAAATTCTTTTTTTGCGGTATCCAACCAAAATTTAACTTCGTTTGAATCTAATTTATCTTTATCTGAGTTTTTATAACTCCAAAATAAAGAATCTTCTCTAAAATTAACGTGTTGATAACCCACCCTTGGTATTGTCATAATTTTTAAATTATTAAATGTTAATCTTAATAAAAATTCATAACCAAAAGTCAGTTTAATGTTTTCTTTCAATTTACCATATTCTTCTATTTTTGATGTTCTATATATACCACCTGATATTTGAAAATTTTGATATTCTAAAAGTGCCGCATTATCTAATAAACCTTGTTTATCGGTAAAACCGTAAGCCCAAGTCGATTCATTAGTGTAACTTAAAAAGTTACCTTCAACATTTATATCTTTTACCAAAGATAGAAAAACATCTACATCTGGATTCTCATTTGAATATTCATTAAATAGGTTTACCCAATTTTTATTATACTCATCGTCAATCTCTAAAATAGAAAACCATTCGGTTTCACAATTATCAATTCCTAAGTTTATTTGACTACAGAAATCAGTTTTTCCTTTATTTTCTATAATTACACATTCCAAATTTGTTTGTTCTATTTTTATGTTTGATAATACGTTTTTTGGTGCAACTATTAATAATTTAACATCGTTATAAAATCTTTCAACGGACTTAAATGCATTGTCAAACATTATTTTATAATCATCGTTCCATTTGTGAACTGGTAATATTACGGATATTTTTTTCATTATACTTATTTTGTTTATTTATCCGAATCTAATATTGAATCAAATTCTTCTTTTAATTTATCAATTGCGTTATTAATATTATCAATTCTTTTATTAATAAAAGAATTAAAAATATTTACAATGTTATTTTCTGTAATATCGGTTGAATATGGTAATAAAGTATCTTTCATTTTTTGTTTTACATCATCATTAATCTCAATACCTTCTAGCCATGCTGTTACATATGTACCTAAAATTTCAACAATTTTAGATTCATCGTATGTCCACATGCCATTTTCTGATAACCAATCAGGTTCATTTTTTGGAATTTTTCCAACAATTGGTACTTCACATTTCATAGATTCTAAAGGAAATGTTCCAAAGGTTGAATCATCATCAACCCATACAGACACCATACATTCTTTTAATCCGTTCGCAAAATCAACATACGACATATTAACCATGTCTCTAAATGTAATCCATCTTAAATGTGGGTATTTTATGTAAAATTCAGATATGATTTTTTTATTAATTGACCTATCTTTACACAAAATAGCTATTACGGGTTTTAATGTAGTTTCATTTTTAGAAAATTCATCTCCAATAATTGGTGGAATAATATGTACTAAACATTCATTAAATAAATTATTTATATATTTTTTTGAAAACTCGGTTGTGGTTATTACTCTATCAAATCCATAATCTGACCACCTACTGCCAATTGGTAATGTTTCAAAAATATATTCTTTTTGTTGAATCAACATGATTTTAACACAACGTATGTTAGATAAAGATTCTAAAACATTTGAATAATACTCAGGAACAACAATTATATCTTCAATTTTTATTTCTACTCTATCGTCTTTAATTGTTACAATTTCCAAATCTGAGTACTTATCTCCCAACCACTGAGAGATACCGGTGTAAGTTTTATCTTCTACTAAAATTTTAGCATTAAAATTTTCATTTTTTAGTGTTAATGCTAAATCGTATATGTATTTAACAGATGCTCTTGGGTTATTTTTAGTATCATAAACTAAAAAATATATAACATTTGTTTTGTTGTGTAAATTTTCTAACGAATTAGATAGTTTTTCAATATTTTCATTATTTTTATTCATCTTCAGGGATTAATATATCATATTTTATTAGGGTATTAAAAGCAATTTTAAATGAAATGGTTAAACCATTTTCTGCAAACGGACCTAATTCGTTGTCAACTTCTGCAAATTCACTTAAAATTCTTTCAACACAAGATTTTATTATTTCATATTTAAATAAGTTTATTTCAAAAGTTGTTGTGCCGTCTTCATTTTTGACTTCATTGCCTGTTTGACACGTTTGAGTAATCCCATCAACATTGATAAAATAGTTTTTTCCGAGAATTTCAACCATAATTTGTTTATTTCTGATAATTTACTAATTTCTAAATCAATTTTGTAGTGATTATTGTAATATGTATTAAATTTAATAACTTTTTTGTTTTTTGGACACTTTTCAATAACTTCAAAATCTTCAGTTATCCATACATCGCATTTTTTCCATAAATTATCTATTTCTGAATTATTTGAAAAAATGACTTGGTCCATCATTATTCCATTCTTTGAAATAAAAAAAAGAGAAGCAGATTTTGCTTTCCCTTTTTCATTTAACCCAATTAAAGTAAAACGAGAATTGGGATGTTCAATAATTAATTTGTTTAAATCTGTTGCCGTTTGACTATAACTTAAACCGGCGTGTCCAAAAATTTCAATAGGAAAATCAAAATAAAGAAACTTGATAAATTCATCTACTGACTGAAAAGAATATGAATCCATTATTTTTTGAAAAGATAATGGTTTTGTTTTTACCTTATATTCAAAGGTTTCTTTTTCCTCCGATTCGGTATTTAAAAAATAATCCTTATAGTGATAGTCGAATTTTTGAACAGTATTTCTTAGAACACCATCAATACTTACAAATATTTCCATACAAAGAATATAACAATAAAATCATTGCATGTAAAGTTTAATCGTATCTTCTTAGTATTTCTGTTATTATAGGATTTCTGACGATATCTCTATCATCAAATTCAAATATACCAACATTTGGTAAATCACCTAATCTTACCTTAGCATCGTATAATCCTGTTTTTGTTTTATCTTTGAATTTATCAGATTGTTCTAAATCACCAGAAATAAAAAATTTAGAATTAAAGCCGATTCTTGTTAATAACAGTTTCATTTGAGATGGTGTTGTGTTTTGTGCCTCTTCAAATACTAAAATGGTATTATCCACATTCCATCCTCTCATGTATGCCAATGCCGCAATTTCAATAAAACCCTCATCTTTAAGTTTTTCTCTCGCGTCTTTACCTATTATTTTATTTAACAAGTAATAAGATGGGTAGATGTATGGGTCTAATTTTTCTTCTAAACCACCAGGTAATGAACCTAATTTTTCTTCCGCTTCAACAGCGGGTCTAACAATGATTATTTTCTCATATTTATTTTTATCGTCCCATAATAAATCAATTGCTCTTTTCATAGCAATATAAGATTTACCAACACCCGCTGGTCCAAAACACAAAGTTATTTCATTATCAGTTAAAGTTTTCCAATATTCTTCTTGATTCTTTGTTAAGAATTTTTCTTTTGGTTGTTTAATAATATCTCTAATTCTTTGTTTTTTAGGTGTTTGTCTTTCTTCTGTATTTACTGATAATTTTAATATTGACTTTCTCAATTTATTAATATTTTATATTTTAATTATTTATTTTCCTGTACTACCAAACCCACCTTCACCTCGTTCTGAATCCGATAATTCATCAGACTCAATAAATGTGACAGAAGGATACGGCATGATTATTATTTGTGCTATTCTATCTCCTACTTTGTAATCTATTTCATCCAATCTAATATCATTTTTACCAAAAATTTTTTTAAAAGTTGCTTGAATTTCACCTCTATATCCGCTATCAATTACTCCCACGCAATTGGTTAATGACAAATCAGTTTTTCTTATTGATGACCTTGGAAACACTAATCCTACATAACCTTTTGGTATTTCCATAGCAATACCTGTTCCGTATGTAATATCAAATGTGGTATTTGATATTATCTTAGTTGCAACTAAATCCATACCAGCATCGCCGTCTTTTGCGTATTTGGGAATCACTGCATCTGGGTGTAGTTTTTTTACTTTTACTTCAAATTTATTTACGTCTTGTTCTATTTGTGATTTTATCTCTTGACCAAGATTAGATAAAAGACCGTTTAAGTCATCCATAAAACTTGAATCAGTACTTTCTTCTTGCAAAATTTGATTTTCTAACTCTTGCAATTTTTTAATATAATCTTCAATTTGATTTTTTTGCATTTTTTTCTTCTAAAATTGCTAATTCAAAACCGATTCTAACCACATTAGATAAGTTAGATGCTCGATATTTTACTAATTTATCTTCAGTATCTCTATCTGAATTTAAAATCGTTTGAAATTCTTCTTCAGATAATTGGATACCAAATCTTAATACATAGTGAATCGACCTTTCATTTGATTTCATTGAAACTTCACTATCGGTAAATTCATACATTTTACCTAAATTCTTTCTATGCCATTCACTTGGGTTTGGTTTGAATAAGAAACTTTTTCCTATTTGAGACAGAAAAACACACTTCAATATTGAAGATGGAGTTTGTTTCATATTATCGGGTAAAATATCGTTTGTTTTGACCGCATATTTTGCTGCTTTAAAACACACATTTAATAATCCCCCAGGATAACAACCAAACATGTCCAAAGACATTGACGATGGTGCTAAAAAAAATTCCTCACCTAAAAAATCTAATAATTCTTGATTAAAAAGATTGTACTTGGCGTTTGTTTCTAAGAATTTAGCCTTATTTAATTCGATTTGTTCTTTGTTCAGCATTTTTTTATTTTTTGTAATATTCAGGTGTGTTTTTTTGGTCGATAATACATTCAATTGGCATTTTTACAATTGCTAAACTTTCTGAAGCTCTCATGTCTCCAGACCTGTATTTAGAAACAACAAGGGTCGCTTCTTCAACAGAATCTGCTTCAACGATGTACTTTAGTTTTTGTAATCTTGGATTACCATTTCTGTCTAAATTTTCGGTTTCATAACCGACGGTTACTAAGTAGTGCATTTTTTTGTTTTTAAGTTTAAATGATTGTTTTGAAAAATTCTGTTCTGTCCTTACAAACTTTTTGTAAGGAATATTTGTCTTTAACCGTTTCGTATAATTTATTACCCAAATCTTCAATCATGTTAGGGTTTTCGATTAAAAGTTTCATATACTTGGCCCAAAGTTTATGACCCTTTTTTTGTGGAACAGTTAGTGCGTTTCCATCGTTAATAAAACTTCCGTCTTGATATGCATTTTTTAAGTCAAAAGTATATGGTTCAGTTTCACTAGCGATAATTGGTTTTTTATGAAAACCAGACTCAATTATTTTTAACTGAGATTTATTGGCATTAAAATCCGATTCAACCACCGGTGCCAAAGAGACATCAAATAAGTTATAATTGTTACCGTAAATGTTGATTGGTTGGGTCCAAACTCTTTTATATTTTTTATTAGATGTATCTATTTCTGGTGTTTGAGTAAAATTCATCAGATATGATTTATATTCGCTGTCTACACTTCTGTAATTATTTGTGAATATTTTTTCATATTTAAACCACACAGTTTCTTCGGGTTTAATTGGTCTTGTTCTTTTTTCTCCCGTTTTTGGGTTAAATTCTGTGACATTTCCTCTTAAATCAAATCCACATAAAACAAATTGCACATTTTCATAATTGGTTGAAATCACAGATATCCCATCATTTAAAAGTTCAATATCATGTAAGTGACTTGACCCACCTAACCAACCAAATCGGATTTTTTCTGATTTTGTTGGTTTTGGTTGAAATTGAGATTCGTTAGAATCAATTGCATTTGGAAAAACATATACATTTTTGTTACCTGTTCTATTTTTTATGTTATTTGCAAAGAATTCTGTTGTACATGTGATATAATCAGAAATCTTCATTAACTCCATTTTCTTTTTCGGTAATTGACTTTCTCTGATGGCCAAATACATCGGATGTCTATGGTCAGGAGACCAATAGTCATCAATGTCCATTACTACTTTTATTCCTTGTGATTTTAAAAAGTTAATTCGTTGTATATTTTCTTCATGTGTATTTTGATGAATAAAACTATGAAAAACAACAATATCATAATTTTTAAAGAAATTATCACCTTCGGTGACATTAAAAGATATGTCTATATGAAAATCATTAGAATAGTTATCTCCAATGTATTTAAATGGGTCCAGTACCCTATATTTACCAACACCATGTGTGTCGGGTGCAATTGCTAATATTTTTATTTTTTTCATTAATATTTCTCTATATGAGAAATATAAGAAAAAAAAATGAAAAAACAAATTACTTTGACTTATTTACTCCTGTAATTTTTCCTTTAAAAATTGAATCACCAACTTTTAGTACTAAACTTTCATTAATTGATAAAGTTTGTTGTGCTGTAAGTATTTGGTTTAATTTTGAATCTAAAATTTCCGTTACAGTTTTTCTAACAACATTTTCAATAAGTGGACTTAATTGTTTAATTAACTCAGTATTATTTATCTGACTTGACTGTGTTTTTGTTGGTTTTGAAGAAACACCTTGTGATTCCATTAATTTTTTTGTTTTTTCAACAAAATTTAAATCTAAAGAATCGGATAAACTAATTTGTGGGATTGGGTTTTCAATCATCGCTTTTTTAATTGCATCTGGTAATTTTGATTCTTGTATTTTTTGGAGATTAGGGACAGATGGATTTTGTGACCAAGGTTGTTGTATTGTTTGAGACTTTAATACTTCTTCGGGGTCACTTCTTAAAATTTCTTCATTAACTGAACCTTTTTCAAATTGTCCTGTTTCTACTTTTTGCATTACTTTTTTGGCTTGTACCAACCTTTGCATTAAATCGTTTGTACTTATTACACCATTTCCTTTTTGTTCCATAACTATAATATAATTATTTTAAAAAAAGATTAAAGCTTTAATTCTTAAAATTTCTTCCTGTAATGGAATGGTTTCATCTTTTTTTATTTGTATGTTGTTTCTTTTTAAGATTTGAGTTAAATCATATTCTGAGTCTTTTTCAAACTTTCTTCTAGTTCCTTCTCCTGGTGTAGTATTTAACCCTAAATCTATTTGTGCTCTTTTCCAATCTTCAATTCTTTTTTTGTATAAATCATCAATACCGATTTTGAAATCATCAGGACTTAATGTTTTTTCATTATTGATTGTTTTTACTTTTTTTTCTAAATTTTTAAAAACTTCGTCTTCTCTTTTTAAATCTTGAGTTGGTAGTGGTGAAGGTTTTACTTTTGGTTTTGGTTGAGGTAACTCGTCTTTTTGTGGTTGAGTTTGTTTAGGTTTAGGTTCGGTTATGGGTTTTTCTTTTTTAGGTTGCATCGTAACACCCCAATCAGTTGTTACATATGTTACAGAAAAACTACCATCATCACCTTCTTTATAGTTTGGTCTTTTTGTTGAAAATTGTTCATCTTCATAAACAATTAAAGAGCCGGTAGAAATTCTATCAATTAAAAAAGTTCTCCAACCGTGTTTTTGAAAACCTTTTTTAGATGTTGATGGTGGTTGTGTCCAACCTCTAACCGCTAAATTTCCTTTTTTTGTTAATCCAGATGCGACCAATTCAACTTTAACTCGTCTACCAGCTAAGACATCTTTTGGTGGTCCTTTATAATAAAAGGAAACGGGGAATCTATTTTTTATCGCATATTCTAATCTTGCCCTAATGCTTGTTTTAGGATTGGCTTCTAAAATAGATGTGAAAAATAATTTATTAGACATTAAAAATCAGGATATGGTTTATTGTTCCCGTATTTATTTCTTGATTGTAGTCCAATTCGTTCTCCGATATCGGTTTTGGTCCCAACACTACCATTGTTTTCTCCTCTGCCTTTGTCATCACCATCAGAAATGGCATTTCTATTTACAGAAGAGTATTCGTTTTTTGGACCATACAAATTTCGAGCTTGTAATGTTTTTCTTTCTGAAATGTCTGTTTTTGTACCTATACTACCATTATTTTCACCTCTACCTCTATCATCACCATCCGATAGTGCGCCTGTATTGGATGAATCGTACAAATCACCATAGTTATATTCATTTCTGGCCAATAAAATGTTTCTTTCTCTATCGCCAATTGTTTCTAATTGTGTTGCCATATTAGTAAGTTATTAATTTTTTTATTTTATCAACTTCCTCATATAATTTTAAAGAGGATATTGGGGATACGCTTGTTTTATTAGAATTACTTTTTATTAAGTTTGTTGGTATTTTAAAATTAAATCTTTTTTTGTGTTTTTTTAAATGTGAATTTTTTCTTTCGTTATTCATTCCGGTCATGTCATCGGATTTCATTTTTGATTTTTTTCTATTAGAAATTAAATCTCTTTCTCCTTTTAAAAACTGATTAGCCCATTTTTCCATTAACTCACCACCACACAAGTCATATTTTAATTTATCTTTTATTTTGTCAATGTTTTGAAGGTCGTGTATTATTCTTTTTAGTTGTCCGTATTTTACTTTTTTATCCGATATAAGTTTTTTTGCGCGTTGAATTCCCCTTACATTTTTTCCATTTAATCCAATAATCGTATGATTTATTGTTTTTAAAATGTCTTGAGGTATGTCAAATACTCTATCTTTTAGTTCCTTATTCATTGTCTTTATTTAGTAATTTGATAACATCTTTTACTGAAAGATTATTTTTAACTAAAGTATTTTTAAGTGCTAAAATTTGTTTTTTTATTATAGGATTTAATTCTTTATCAATATCTTCTGTTTGGTCTTTTTTTACTAAATCACTATTTTGTGTTTTTTTTGATAAAACACTTTCAACATAATCTTCCACATATTTTTTAGGGTTTTCAATTAATCTGACTTTATCACCTTTTAAATCTTCATCATATCCGTATGATGACAATCTTTCTTCGGCTTCTTTATCATCTAACCCTAAATCCTTTTTAAAATAATCTTCAGCGTCTTCCCTATCTTCATCATTACCCAAAGTTTTTTCGTATCCCAACGCTTTACTTAAATCCGCTTCTGCCCAATATCTTAACGAAGTGTGTGTACCATGAACACCATGTGTTCCCATAGAACCTGCACTTGTTTTTACAATTTCATCGGTAGTTTTTTTTGAACCACCTTTACTATCTTTTGTTGTTGGTATTTTATTTACCGCAACATTTCCTTTTGTATCTACAATTTCATCAACATCTTTTTCTACCTCATCTGGTAATTTTTTAAAATCGGTGTCACTAGAAAATTCTTTAGCCCATTTTGACCATTTTTTTCTCTCCTTTTTTGGAATTGATTCATCAGAAGCCTTCGCATAAAAATATCTTTGTTGTTTTTTTGATGCAAATTTTTCTTCAATTATTGATTTTATATAGTTATCCATGTAATTACTACTTTAGTAATAAATATCAAAAGAAAGGAAAGATATTTATAGTATAATGAATACACAAAACATTCTCAAATATTGGGGTACCAAATTAGATTTGCAACTCGATTCATCAGAATATTATGATTATGAAATAGCAAAGACCGAGGTTGATTACGATGAATTGGTTTTGGATTTAGAAAATTCAATACCTTACACATCTTTAACTATTAATACTACAGGTTTAACAAATTCAGATTGTACAAGAGATACCATAAGTTTAGTTGAATATAATAATACTGTAAATGATACTGGATATACTTATTCAGCGATTACTTGGACTTTATCGTATTCAGCGTTTACTAGTACATTTTCTAATTCTGATATTATATTAAATAATGATGTGTATGAATTAAATTTTAGTGGTAACACACACTATTTGAAAATAGATGAATTTAATAACGCACTTTCAAATCCGTTTTCATTAAATCTTAGTGATTTTAAAACAGGTGTTACGGGATATTCTTATGCTTGTGTTCAAAAATTAACAGATAACGATAATTGTTGCCCACAAGACCCCCAACTAAACGCGAAACCATGGGCATATCAAATTAATCATGGGGGTGGTAATGACAATTGTTCATATAAAGTTAAGAGAAGAACAGAAAAGGGTTGGACCATTGATTTGGTACTTAATAGAGATGATAATCCATGGTCAAGTGGTAAAACAATTTACTATTTAGGTGTTAGGGGTGAAACGGAAAATACAAAGTACTCAGATAATAATCTTTCTTTTTCTTTTACAAACGACGGTAGGATTCAATGGAGAGCATCGAGATATTCGGGAATATGTTTAACTGATAGTGGGTACACTGAATCATATTATACGTCATCAGGACAAACACCGGTACTATGTACGAGTGGGACATCCGAAGATTTTAATATTACCATAACCTTTGAAAGAAATAAATATTTTACTGATTGTGGTATAGAAAACAATGGTGGTTGGAATGATTTAATTACAGGGAGAACATTAAACACTTCAATATCGGATTGGTTAACTGGTGCAACACCATCGTATGATGATGTAGAAATTTTAAACAAAAAATGGGCGGAAGAAAAAAATAGAAGGTTAGGGACATTAAAAATTTATCTAAATGGTAAAAAAATTTATAAATTAAATGATTGGGAAGAGGTGATACCTTCAACAAGGGGATATCAACCTATGATTCAATCTTGGGCTGGTGGAACTCAATATTCAGGAAGCCTACATAATTTGGGTATTTCTTGTTTTATTTTTAAAAGAATCCAATATTATGAGGAACCATTAAACTATGTTAGAGTTAATCATCATTATTTGGTTGACACTAAACCAAACTATAACATTGTAGAGTGTGATGAAGATTGCGTTGATTCTACAACGATTATTATAACGGCACCAGAAAATGATTTACAATATGAATATATATAATAAAATAATAATATAATGCCATCAGGAATAAGAATATCGAGTATTAATTTAAGTGGTAAAACCGCCACTGTAACTTTCTTGCCATATACAGGTGGTACATTTAATTTAGGTGAAAAAACTTTACCATTTGAATATAATTCAAGTTATCCATATGGTGTATATGAACTATATTTTGAATTGTATAATAAAACATATGAGGTAAATGCTTTGTTTCCGTCTCCTTCTATTACGCCAACAATTACAAGAACACCTTCTATTACGCCAACAATTACAAGAACACCTTCCATAACACCGTCCCCAACACCTAGTGTAATTATAGAAGATTTAGATTTTGATGGGTTTATTAACTCCGGTTCTATTGTCATAACGTACATAGTATCAATACCAAGTGCGGTTGATTTCGATGTTACTATTGATTTTGTTCAAGAACTCCCCATAATAGGTGGTGGAAGACCTTTTTACATAAAGGGTAATATAATAATACCAAAAGGTTCTACTCAAGTTGGTACAAAATATTCGTCATCAGAAGAGTGGGCTGATTATAGTAAATTATCAGGTGTTAGTGTTTTAACGACAACAGTAACAACACCAGGAGGTTCTAATCGATACACGGTAAAAGAACTTATAAAATTTGGGGAGGAACCTCCTGACATTGGACCTATTCCTGATAATCAAATACCCGACCCAAATTCAATATCAATCACACCAACACCAAGTAGAACAATTACACCAACACCGACAAGGACGATAACACCAAGTATTACACCAACACCGAGTCAATTACCTTGTGTTTGTAACGGTCCTGTGGGTATTCCTTTTGCGAACACACCTGGAAACCCAATACCAATAACAATACGAGAAAGTATTGATGGTAACTCAACGGGTTTATACCGTTATTTTCAAGGATGGTTGTCTAATTTAGTGGATGTTTGTGGTTATCCAAATGGAAACATAAGAGAAGTTTTCAATTACAGACCGAACACGTTTTCTTCAGGTCAAGGTAGTATGTATAGAACGGTAACGGATAGTTTTTATACTAAATCTTATTCGTACATGTTGGCAATTAAAACAATACCAAGTGCAGCGCATCTTACAATTCCAAATTTTAAAATAACTGTAGGTACGGGTGTTAAAGGTGATTGTTCTTTTGGAACATATATCATTAATAACCCATCTTTTAATACGTGGTATGTTATTAGAGTAGATGTAAGAGACATTACTTTATATGGTAACGAAATTTGGGCACACGTGGTTCAAGAAGGTAATTCAAGTTATTATTTATGTACAAATCCAGGTAATGACTCATGTTGTTATGTAACCACATCAGGTGTTGATGTTGGTCAAAACGATTTACCATATAATCATCCCTGTCCGTGTTCTGTAACAAGTTGTCTTGATTTAGGTGTTGTTCCTCCATATCCTATAAATTTTTGGTGTCCAAATCCTTGGGACACACCGATTTGTACTTTAACACCAACACCATCAAGAACAATTACACCAACCGTAACACCATCAAGAACACCAACACTAACACCATCCATCACACCAAGTAGAACTCCATCAGTAACACCATCAAGAACAATTACACCAACACCAACACCATCCATTACACCGAGTATTACTCTATCGGTAACACCAACATCCACCAATAGTTCAACACCATCTGTTACACCAAGTGTCACACCATCAGTAACACCAACATCTTCTATTACACCAACACCATCCATCACATCGAGTATTACTCCATCGGTAACACCAACATCTTCTATTACACCAACACCATCCATCACATCGAGTATTACTCCATCGGTAACACCAACACCATCTATTACACCAAGTATTACACCATCAATAACACCAACATCTTCTATTACACCAACACCAAGTATTACACCAAGTATTACTTCATCAGTAACACCAACATCTTCTATCACCCCAAGTGTAACTCCAACAAGAACAATCACACCAACACCAACTCCTTCACCACAATACGTTCCATATTTATTTTGTAATTGTCTTGACCCTTATAACAATTCGGGAATTGTTCCACCGTTAGAAGTTGGTGTAAGTGTTAATTTTACAATACAATCTGGTGTACAATATGGATTTATTCATACGGATGGTTATTGTTATTTTAACTGTGACCAATGGTCTGGATATACAATGACAAAAGATACATTAACAGTCAATCAATGTAGTACTCCATATTGTGTATCATTACCATATCCTCAACCACCAAATCCTTAAATAAATTAAATGGATACTTTAAGAATCGTCTCAACAAACTACAATGGTCAATCGGCCGTAATTACGTTTTATCCCGACACGGGTGGGACAATTAATCTTGGTACTCAAGTTTTACCCTATGATTATGTTGCTCCATATTTTTATGGGACATATTCTTTATTCTTTCCTGCTTTTGGTAGTACATGTACTTTGTATGTTGAAGACACTTCGGGTAATTTCTTATTACAAGAAAATGGTGATTATATTTTTCAAGAAAATTATTATAAAATTATAATAGAGTCTTTACCAAGCCCAACACCAACACCTTCTATTACACCAAGTATAACACCAACTCGTTCAGTAACACCAACACCATCTATTACTACGTCTATAACACCAAGTAGAACTCCATCAGTAACACCAACACCATCAAGAACACCATCTATAACACCGAGTAGAACTCCATCAGTAACACCAACACCTTCTATTACACCAAGTATAACACCAACTCGTTCAGTAACACCAACACCAACTTTAACACCGACATCAACATCTTATGGTCAATCTTTTATATATTATAGGTGGCAAATAACTGAATCTAAAACAACACCACCAAATGCAAACTGTGTTCAATCTTCTGAATTTGTTTTTCAAAAAAATGGTGTAGACCAAAGTATGTCCGGTGTTGTGGTAACAAACCCTAGTGGAAATAACCCTGTGGGTGAAGAACCATCCAAATTAATTGACGGTAGTTTAACAACAAAAGCATTAGATTTAAATTTTGTTACTAATGGTAATGTAACGAATTTTATATTTCAATTCCCAACCGGTCAGTCGTTTGATGGGTATAGATGGGGAACCGCAAATGATGAAGAAAGTAGAGACCCAAAATCTTGGACCATATCAGGAAGTAACGATGGTGTAAATTGGAGTTTGTTACATACGGTAAGCGGATTTAATTCCACAACAACTAGAAATACGTACCAAACTCCTCAAACTTATTTACCACCAGCAGTAAGTCCTACACCTACAGTTACAAATACACCAACACCAACAAGAACACCGTCAGTAACACCAACACCATCAACAAGTTCTATTGTTAATTTTGTTACAGATAGTTTATTTATGAAATTAGATGCCACAAACTATACGAGTGGTACATGGTCGGATGAAACGGGTAATGGTAATAACGCAACAATAAATGGCGCGACTTGGTTATCAACCGATGGTGGTATTTTTGATTTAGATGGAACGAATGATACCATTAGTGTTCCTCACGTATCTCAATTAAGTTTAACCACAACGGGTCAAAAGACCGTGCAAGTTTGGGTTAAATTTGACGCACTACCATCGTCAGGTCAACAAATACCCGTATTTGGGAAGTTGTCAAGTGCATCAGGATTTGACGGTTATTGGGGTGGTTTGTTTTCAAATACGGGTACTGTTAGATGTGTAACAAATGGTACCGGTGTCCAACAAATCAGTACTTCAACTTTAACAATCACAACAAATACTTGGTATTTGTTTACATTTATTTCACAAATAACCTCAACCGCCAATACCACAAAAGTCTATATAAATAATACTGAGTATATAACTACAGCACATGGTGCTGATTCATATGGTGAAACAAATCCATTTTATTTAGGATGGATTGGTTCAGGTGTGTCGTCACTATATTTGAATGGTAAAATAGGTGCATGTTATTTCTATACCAAAGGTTTAAACACCACAGAGATATCAAATAATTATAATTCAACCAAATCAAAATACGGTTTGTAAAGTTTTAATATTTATAAAATAAGATGGCTAATTTACCAATATCACAACTACCGGAAATTACAACAGGACTAACTCCAAATGCGGAGTTCGCGGTTGCACAAGGTGGCACCACATACAAAGTAAAAAAAACTTATTTAAAAGAAGGATTTTTTGCTCAAACAAGTGACGGTACAACTGTGAGTGGTACGACATCTGAAACAACAATTATAGGTAGTGGTGTTGGGTCCTTATCAGTACCGGCGAGTGGATTTTCTGTTGGTGATTCTTTTAGATGTATCGTAAGTGGTGACTTGGGTGCAAATAATAATGACACTTTAACTTTAAAAGTAAAATCGGGTTCTGTGGTGTTAGGGACTACCGGTGCAATTAATCTACCTGGCGTAACCAATAAACACTTTAATTTTGATATTCATTTTACAATAAGAGAAATTGGGGGTACTGGTGTTGCATCAATAATATCCGTTGGTTTTTTTACATTCAACAAAGACGCGTCCGCTGGTTTTGAAGGTGGTAGTTTTAGTACATTAAACAATAGTACATTTGATACAACCATTTCAAATACATTAGATATAACCGCACAGTTTAGTTCAACTAATGCTGCTAATTTCATAAGAACCGAACTTTTAGTTTTAAGTAGAGAATATTAAATAAAATAAAACATGGAATTTTTTATAAGACAAGGAGCTTCGGAACCAATATTAAAAATGAGACTTATCGATGACGGAAAAAACGATAAGTCGGGTTTTAACGATATGTTAGAAAGTTGCGATATTACTTTTGATATGTATGATGTTGAAACAGGTGAACCTGAAATATTAAATTCGAATTGTCAAATTACCACAAGAGATAAAAAATATAATCAAACAACTGATGAGTATTATATTGTTCATCAATTTACGGAGTCTCAAACCGAAAAATTGGGAAAATACGAAGGTAAAATAACCATTCAATTTTTAGATACAAATTTAAATCCAACAACCAAACTAATATTACCGGTAAAGGAAAAACTTTACATTACAATATTTTGATTTTTAAATTTTGTTTCTTATATTTTAAATAAGACAAACTACAATGTTACATTGTAAGCTAATGTGTCAAACTAAAATTATAAGAAATGTCAAAAATAATTTCACAAGAGATAATCGAGAACTTTTTAAATGGTTCAGATTCGGAGCAGTACATTGTTGGAGTCGAATATGATTACCAAACAAACAAAATTTTTAAAATAATACAGGACCCCGAAAGAGGTAAAATTGTAAAATCAGACACATTAATACCATTTTTATGGGTTGGTGATTTGAGTGAACATAATTTTTATAGTGGAAATAAGTCACTTCAAAAAAGGAAGATGGCTGAGTTTGGTATCGTAATTGAAAAATTACAGACACATGGTAACGAAAGATTAGAAAACGGTCAGTGTTTTTTAGTAAAAAGTTTAAAAAATTACACGTCTTTAGTTTCATTTTTTAGATACGGAGGCATTGACCCTTGGAATGAAAAATTCAAACATTTATTTACAATATTGTCACCGGTTGAACAGTTTTTAGTTCAAAAGAAAAAAAGACTCTTTAAGGGTATTGACGATTATTCAGGTGTCTATCGTTTTGTTTTTGACATCGAGACAACAGGTCTTGAACCTGAAAAAAATAGAATAATCCTTATTGGTGTTAAAGATAATCGTGGTTTTAAAAAAACCATATCGGCATTTGGTGATGATGGTGAAAAAAAATGTATAGAAGAATTTTTTGAAATAATAAAAGAATTAAAACCAACAATAATTGGTGGATATAACTCGGCTTCCTTTGATTTTCCATTTATTTTAAAAAGGGCAGAAATATTGGGTATAGATATTAAAGAGTGTACTTCAATTTTCACAAACGAAGGTATAAAACAAAAAGAAGGTCTATTAAAGTTAGCAAATGAAGTGGAACCCTATACCCAACATGTAATATGGGGTCACAATATTGTAGATATATCACACTCGGTTAGAAGAGCACAAGCGATTAATTCGGAAATTAAATCTTGGGGGTTGAAATACATTACCCAATACTTAGAAAAAGAAAAACCAAATCGTGTTTATGTTGAGGGTTCTATTATTTCTAAGATATATTTAGAAAACGATAGTTATTATATTAATCCGAAAACGGGTAAATACAAAAAAATTGGTGAACCGGGTACTGAGAACTTATTAGACAAGTATCCTGGTAAATATGAAATATGGCCGGGTCAAAGAATAGTTGAACAATATCTTGACGATGACTTGTACGAAACAATGATTGTCGATGATTCGTTTTCACAATCAACATTTTTGTTATCTAAACTGGTACCAACCACTTATGAAAGAATTGCAACTATGGGTACCGCCACTCTTTGGAAAATTATCATGTTGGCTTGGTCTTACGAAAATGGATTAGCAATCCCCTCTAAAGATGAAAAGAGAGCCATTACAGGGGGTCTATCAAGATTACTAAATGTGGGATACTCCAAAAATATTGTAAAATTTGACTATGCGTCCCTTTACCCATCAATTCAATTGGTTTACGATGTTTTTCCTGAATGTGATGTGATGGGTGTTCAGAAATCTATGTTAAAGTATTTTCGAAATATTCGTATTAAATATAAAAGATTGGCCGGTGAACTCGCTAAAACAAATCCTGTTGAAGCAGAAATGTACGACCGTAAACAATTACCGATTAAAATTTTTATTAACGCATATTTTGGTTCATTATCTGCCCCTCAAGTGTTTCCGTGGGGTGATATGAACATGGGTGAAACAATCACCTGTACGGGTCGACAATGTCTTCGTATGATGATTATGTTTTTTGAGAAAAAGGGTTATGTTCCGTTGGTTATGGATACTGATGGTGTTAATTTTTCAACTCCTGAAGACATTGATACTCATGTTTACATCGGTAAAGGTTTAAATGAATTGGTAGAAAAAGATAAAGAATATAAAGGAATTGAGGCGGACACCGCAGAATTTAATGATATCTTTATGAGAAACGAAATGGGTCTTGATATTGATTATACCGCACCTGCTTGTATTAATGTATCAAGAAAAAACTATATTATTAAACTCCTTAAAAAAGGAAAAGAAAAAATTAAATTAACGGGGAACACCATCAAATCTAAAAAACTACAACAATACATTGTAGAATTTTTAGATGAAGGTTTGAAACATTTACTAAATGGTGATGGGTTATCGTTTATTGAATTATATTACAAATATGCTGAAAACATTTATAATCAAAAGATACCTCTATCAAAAATTGCAAATAAATCAAGAGTAAAACAATCGGTTGAAGATTATAAAAAACATATTAAAAAAATAACAAAATCAGGTTCTTTGATGTCTCGTCAGGCTCACATGGAATTAGTTATTCAAAATAATTATCCCGCCGGTTTAGGTGAAACGATATACTACATTAATAATGGTAAAAAGAAATCTGATGGTGATGTTCAAAAAATAACAAAACCAACTAAAAAACAACAAGAAGAATATTTTCAAAAACATGGAGAACAAATACCATCTGATTATTTGGAGATAAATTGTTACATGATTTCAGAGAGGGAATTGAGTAATAATCCCGAAATGACAGGTGATTATAATGTTGCCAGATATTTGAATAATTTTAATAAAAGAATTGAACCACTACTGGTTGTTTTTAACCCTGAAATTCGTCATGATATTTTAATCGAAAATCCCGAGAAAAGACAATATTTTACTAGGGCACAATGTCAATTGGTTAGTGGTTATCCATTGAAAGAAGATGGTCAAGATAAGTATGAAGAAGTGATGACATTATCAGACAGTGAAGTATTGTTTTGGAATAGAGTTAATAGAGACCCGTTCTTTATGTATGTAGAAGATAGTTTAGAACTTGTAAATCCACATTGGGTTGAATTAAATAGAAGAGTCGTAAATTTAGAATCTGAAAGTATTAAGAACAATGAGGACGAATACATCGAAAATAACGGAAACGATTTCGCATTCCACGCGGTGGAATCTTAAATTACGTTATATGGTGATTGGAAAGGTCTATATTTAAGAGCCTTGTTTAAATTTTCAGCTTCTGCTCCCTTTCGCTCCAATAATTTATCTGGTCTAAGTCTTTCTAAACGATTCATTAATTCTTCAATTAGTTTTAATTTTTCGTCTTTACCTTCGGTCAACAATGTACTATAGTCTAATTTTATTGTACTATCAGGTACTTGTAAATCACCTGAAAATTTACCCCATATTCTACCTAATCCTTCTTTTGAATAGGCAATAAGATACTTTCTAACCCAATTTTGTGCGGGTTTATTTAACATATCCCATGTTAATTCTTCAACCTCCACATCTGATGGTAATTTAACGATACCACTGTTTTTATCTAAACAAGTGTCACTTGATGTGGTGTCATAGTACCAATACCAAACTCTACTTCTATTATTTTGTATCGAACCAAAATCGAATCTACCACCAGGTACGTTTGATAAATGAACTATTTTAGTACCATTTGGACCTGCTGTTATTCGATATGTGAGTTCACCACCTATAAGTCTATTTTTTAAATTTCTGTCCTGCATTCTCAATAAAAGGTCGTATGCTGGTAACAAGAAATATGACCCCGATGCACCTTGTTGAGCAAAACCACCGACACCCCCAAAAGCAACACCACCTAATCCACCAAACCCACCCAAAAATGGGTCAACAATAGAATCAGTTAATTCTGCTCTGGTAAACCATAATAATTCGTTTATTTCTCTACCAGCAGGAATTACATAGGTTTGGGTGTTGGCTGACAACGTTATATAGTCTTTTTTCAGTTCACTATCACCACCGGCTTGTAATCCAACAATCTTAGAGTACGAGTGACTATATTGTGTTTCATAATCCAAACTTCTTGTTGTGAATGCTCTTGTTAAGGATTGTGTATCCACATCTAAACCAACTAATGCCGACCATTGAGATTCGATTAACCAATCATTAACATACTGTTCATACTCTGATACCGATAACTCTAAAAAGGTGTCCATTTGTTCTTCGGTTAATTCGACACCTCTAACAGGTAAACCTAATAAATGAAAAACTTGTGTATATAGTTTTTGTTTTTCGGTATTTGAAATTATTGTTATACTCATGAATTTACTTTATTTATAAATACTCGTATATTCAGTACACTATGTCTAACAATAATATATTTAATTCTAAAATATTTTATGAGTTTTTTCTTTTTTGTACAAAAAAAAACATTGATTTTGTTTTAGAAATTAGTGAAAAAAGTAAAATAAAATATAATTCTAATGAAAATAAACTCACTGCGAGTTTATCAAAAAAAGATGATGAATTCAAACCGCAAATGATTTACAGTGTTTGGAATAAAATTATTGATAATAATATTGTGGATATGGATGAAAAAGAAAAAATAAAAAAAGAATTAAATAATTTGTTTGAGAAGTGATTGTGCGAAGTTTTCACCAAAATCACCGTCACCCATAACTTGGTCTATTATATTTTTCTTTTTTTGCAAAATATTATAAACTATTTTTTCTATTGTGTTTTCAAAAATTGGATAGTAGACAACTACGTTTTTTTTCTGACCATATCTAAATGCCCTATCTTCCGCCTGACTGTGATGTGCGGGAACGAAAGATAAATCGTTCATGATAACAACTTCGGCTTCTGTTAGGGTAATACCAACACCACCAGCAACAATATTTGATATGAAAATTTTTATTTTATCTTCGGTTTGAAATCTATCAACGGATTTTTGTCTTTTTTCTTTAGACATTCTACCATCTAAGACAACCGAATTTTTTTTATATTTTTCATGTAACATATCCAATGCCATTGTAAAATTAGTAAAAACAATAATTTTTTTTCCTTGCTCCAAACACCTATCAATTATCTCACAAGTATAATCTACTTTTTGTTCTGAAATTATTTTTCTAATTTTCATTAACCTGTTAATTGTCACAGATAACGACTCTTTATTTTTGTTTTCTTGAGCGATTTGAATAAACTCTTCCAATCCACTATCATATTCAGTACTTGATAAGGTTAAAAATACAGGACTAATTATTTTATCTGGTAAATCTAAAATATCTGTTTTTAATCTTCGTAATATAGTGTTTTTTGTTTTTAATCTTAATTCATCTAAATTTGTTGCTCCACCTGTATTCCAAATTTTTCTACCGTTTACTGTAAACTGATACCCACCACAATATCTTCTAACATATGAAGACCAATCCAAAGTCACATTTGAATTTACAATTCTTAATAGGTTAAAATAATTTATCGGTCTCGATGTCATAGGTGTACCTGTAAGTAACCAAACTTTAGGTATCTTTGATAAGATATCATTTATTAACTTTGTTCTTTGTGCTGTTGTATTTGAAATATAATGGGCCTCATCAACTATTGCTAGGTCAAAATTAGTATCTGAAATCTGTGTGTTTTTTTGTTCACCAATTTCGGGTTCACCAATTGTGTGATAATTTTTTATAATGTCATAATTTATTATGTAATAATCAAATGTTGAACCCCATTTACCTCCTTCCACAATTAGAGTTTTTTTGTTTGAATAAATTTCAATTTCTCTTTGCCAATTTATTTTTAAAGAGGCTGGACATATTATAAGAATTTTTTTTGATTGACTTTCTAATGAAGCAATTATTGTTGATGTCGTTTTACCCAAACCCATATCATCTGCTAATATAAATCTATCGTTCGATAGTAATTTTTCAATAGCTATTTTTTGATGAGGTAATGGTGGTCTATTATCATATGGGGAATAATCTATTTCTCTATTTAATTTTTTTTCTTCTTGTATAATTGCTGATTTTGGAATCCACATCGCATGATTTTTTTGGTTTTCATAAATCTTACCCCATATATGGTACGCCTTATCTGTTTCACACAATAATTTTTCACACCATATTTTTTCGGGAACAAAATCTAATTCCTTTGTTTCTTTTAGTTTTTCTCCAAAGTTCTCAACTATAACAATATTTTTTCTTGCTACTTTAGGTACAACTTCATGATATTTGATAACATATTCAGATTGAGGTCTTGTTAATTTAAAACTTTTATTTGTTTCAAATTTTTTTTTCCAATCGAGCATTTGGTTATTGTAACCCTCGTAGGTCTCTAAAATATTTTTTGCAACAATTTCCGGTACTTTATCAAGCATCTTTAATAAATAATAATAAATAAGATTGATAATATAAACTATTTATTATATATGAAAAACAAATTACCCATTACAAGAATTTCAAAATTTTTTTCCCAAACAGATATGGATTTAAATGTTCAATTGGGTGAAGAGTATCTACACGGTGATTTAGGTATGAGATTGGTTCTTTTTAGAGTTGATAGACAAAAAACGGATACCGATAACGTATATGGTGAAGTGGGTAAAGATGGGATAAAATTTTACCCACCTGTTGAATTTTATGGTTTGGTAAAAATAGAAGAACCAAAAAACAATAGTTATACAAAAGGAGTAAACAGATATTTGGAACCGGGAAATATGTCGGTATCTGTCTATTTAAAACATTTAGAAGAAATGCAGATAGATATCAAATATGGTGACTTTATTGGGTATCCTGAATCTGAAGAAAAAATTAGATACTATACTGTTACAAATGATGGTAAAGTTGTATCAGACAATAAACATAATATGTTTGGTTTTAAACCATATTATAGAACTATTCTTTGCGTACCAGCACAAGAATTTGAATTTAGAGGAATTTAATTATGGGATTACCTAAAAGAAAAACAGATATAAAAGTTTTTGGTGTTAGTCAAAATACAGACAATGCCGTTATTGGTAGAAGAAAAGAATTGTTAGAAGAAATAACAAAATCAGATACTTTTTTACCTGATTCAATTATGCATGATGACATGGATTTGGGTATGCTTGAATTTGTAAAAGAAAATTTTAAAATAATGTCTGATGGTGAAGAGTTACCTATAATACCAAAAATACTAACGATTCAAAGATGGTCAGAATTTAAAAATAATTGGAACTTTTCAGATGAAGATGGTAATATAAAATTACCATTTATTGCGGTTGTCAGAAAACCTGATGTTCAATTGGGTACTAATCCATCAATTCAAAGAACCATACCCGATAGAAGAGATTTTTTCTATGCCTCGGTACCAACTTGGGATGGGAATCAAATGGGTGCCGATGTGTATAAGATACCTCAACCTGTACCTGTTGACATTGGATTTGATGTAACAATTGTTTGTACAAAATTTAGAGATATTAACACTTTCAATAAAAAAGTTTTACAAAAATTTTCATCAAGACAAGCCTATACTAAAATTAAAGGACATTATATACCAATAATTTTAGATAGAATAGAAAACGATAACACCGCAATGGATACAATGGATGGTAGAAGATTCTATGTTCAAAATTATTCTTTTACGATGTTAGGGTTTTTGATTGATGAAGAAGAGTTTGAAGTTTCACCAGCGATTTCAAGAGCAATATTGATGAGTGAAGTTGATAGTAGAAAATTAAAAAGTAGTAATAAAAGTAATTTAATAACTTTAAATTCTTCATATAGTAGTGGTTCAGTTATTGCCACTTATACCGCAACCTCACAATATAAAGTAGATAAAACAATAGAGATTGTTTTTAATGATGTAATTAACACTATAACAGGTGATTCAATAAATCAAACCGTAAGATTGTTTATTGACACAAATCAAACATCGGGAACAACACAATACACAATTAATGAAAATTATTCAAATATTACAGGTAATAATACATTTTCAGGGGTTACCATTAATTCAATTGGTAAATCAAAGTATTCATATTCATATGAACTAACTTAATCCCCATAAATGTCTCTTTTTTGTTGTTGTATTTGTTTTGTGTTATTTTTACAAATTTCTTCAATACTTTTTTGAATTACTTTGTGAATTTTTAATCCGTTAATTTCACAATATTCTTTCAGTATTTTGTGATGATATTCACTTATTTTTATATTTTTAGAAGTGTTATCTTTCATAAAGATAAATATAGATAAAAAAAGATAAATTTATATATATAACTATTTTTTTTTATAAAATAAAGGGAATCTTTGGTAAATGTGATAATATTTATTATAAAAAGAAATAAAATAATATAACCAAACAATATAAAAATGGCAAATTCAAATAGAGTTTTTGTATCTCCTGGTGTATACACATCAGAAAAAGATTTAACTTTTGTAGCTCAAAGTGTGGGTGTAAGTACACTTGGTTTAGTAGGTGAGACCTTAAAAGGTCCTGCGTTTGAGCCGATTTTAATAACTGATTTCGACGAGTTTAAGTCCTATTTTGGAACAACGTCTCCACTTAAAGATGGGAATGGTAACCCAAAATTTGAATTGCCATATTTTGCTAAATCATACTTAGAAGAATCAAACCAATTATTTGTTACAAGGATATTAGGTTTAACAGGATATATGCCAAGTAAAAGTTTTGGAATACAAACTATTGGTGGTGTTACTTTGGGAACTTTAAGTGGAACAACATCTGGTTTAACCATGTCCGCAACTACCAGTACAATTACAGGTAGTACAATATATTCGGAATTGTCCGATAAAATTTCAGTAGATGGAAATTACATTACCGATTATATTGTATCTAATTTTAGTGGTAATACTTCTTCAAACCATGGTCAATGGTTTGTTATGGGAAATGTACCATCTTCAGGTACAACATCATTAACCACCTCTTTGGAGGAAGTTTCTCCTTTGACAGGTTTAGATAACGCAAACAATAACAATAATAAAGAGTGGTATAACGTTTTAGTTAACACAGGTAATACCGAAGTTTATTCATACTTATTTGTTTACAATAGTGGTACTTCAAGGTTTGATGTAACAAGATATACCTATAACGCAACTTTGAATAGTGACTACGATGGAAAGATAATTTTATCTTTTAGACCGAGAGGTTCGTATGTTGGACAAACATTGAATCTTGAAGTAACTACCGATTCCAATTTTAATATCAGTGGTACTGGTTTAACATCAAATCCTTTATCTGAGTTTACTGTAAATGTAACAGGTGCAACAAGTGGAGCAAAATCTTTTACATGTAGTATGGACAGTACTTCATCAAAATACGTAACCAAAGTATTTGGTACAGACGTTTATGATAGATTAAAAGGTGATGTTCCAATTTATGTTTTCGAGTCATACCCTAACTATCTTTTAGAGGCCTACAAACAAGGTTATATCAGAGGTTTAAGTTTAACAGAAATCTATGAAAGTGAAACAAATTCTTTTAGAACAAAATGGGACACACCTGTTTCTCCAACAATTGTTTCAGAAGTTCGTGGTGGTGAAGTTGTTGATTTATTTGACATAATCACTATTTCAGATGGAGACAGTGCTAATTTTGAAGTAAAAATATCGATAATAAACATTAACATTGAAACAGGTGAATTTGATTTGATTGTTAGGGATTTTAATGATACCGATGATAACATTGTTGTACTTGAAAAATTCTCAAGATGTTCAATGAATCCAGATTTACCTGGATACGTTGCAAGAAAGATTGGAACCTCCGATGGAGAATATGAATTACGTTCAAGATATATTATGTTATCGATGAGTAGTAGTGCACCATCAGACGCATATCCCGCAGGATTTAAAGGGTTCGTATCAAATAGTACGTTCGGTTCAAAAACTTTGGGTTCTGTTATGTACAAAACGGAGTTCTACGATGCTGGTGATATTATGGGTTATGAATCAGATGGTACTCCTATTTTATCTTCAGGTGATAAACTAAGAAGAACATATTTCGGTTTAGGTAATCAAGTTAGTCAAGTTACATTTGATAGAGATTTATTTAAATTTAAAGGAATAAATGCAACTTCATCAACTGAAGGATTTCACTTATCAACAAACGCTTCAACTTTGACAGGTACGACGTATTTAACAACACCATATGATTTAGAAGGTCAAACAGATGCAACAAACAATAAATTAACAAATATTAACTATAGAAAGTTTACATTAGCGGTATGTGGTGGATTTGATGGGTGGGACATTTATAGAAACGTAAGAACATATGGTGACAATTATATCTTTGGTAAACCAACATATGTAAGTGGTAACACTTCAAATGGGGGTGTATTTAGTACTCTTTCAGGAAATTCTGATTATTACTCATACATACAAGGTATTGACACTTTTTCAAATCCAGAAGCGGTTGATATCAATATATTTGCGACACCAGGTATAAACTTTTTTGACCACAGTTCATTGACAGCTTACGCAATTGAAATGGTTGAAGAAGATAGAGCAGACTCTTTATACGTAATATCAAGTCCAAATCAAACAACAACTGATGAAATTATTGATTCATTGGATTTAGTATCAATTGATAGTAACTATTCGTCAACATATTGGCCGTGGATTCAAGTGAGAGATGTGGATAATGCAACACAATTGTTTTTACCACCAACAGGTGAAGTATTAAGGAACATTGCGTTAACCGATAATGTTTCTTTTCCATGGTTTGCTGTGGCCGGGTATTCAAGAGGTTTAGTTAATTCAATTAAAGCATATAAGAAATTAACATTGGATGAAAGAGATGATTTGTATAAGAATAGAATTAATCCAATCGCAACTTTTGCTGATACAGGTACTATAATTTGGGGTAACAAAACTTTACAAGTTAGAGAATCCGCTTTGGATAGAATAAACGTAAGAAGACTTTTGTTGAGAACGAGAAAATTAATATCAGCAGTTGCGGTTAGACTTTTATTTGAACAAAATGATGAACAAGTTCGTAATGAGTTCTTAAGATTAGTTAATCCAATATTAGAATCGATAAAAAGAGAAAGAGGTGTTTACGAATTCAGAGTAACAGTATCAAACGACCCAGAGGATATTGATGCAAACACTTTGAGAGGTAAAATATATATTAAACCAACCCGCTCATTGGAATTCATTGATTTGGAATTTATAATTACACCTACAGGTGCATCTTTCGAAAATGTTTAAAAATTGCCCAGTATATTACACCAGTATATAAAACTAGTAGATAATAAATGTTAAATAGACTAGAAATAATAAATACTAGATAATAAAAACTAGAAATAATAAATACTAGATAATAAAAACTAGAAATAATAAATACTAGTATATACTGGGCTAATAAAAGATAAATAAAAAAAAAGAAAAAACCAAGTAATTATATAATTTTTTTGCCTTTATAACAAATTTTTCTTTTTTTATTAAACTTTTCCATTATATAGATATTTATAAACATACAAATAGAAGTATAAAAATAAATGCATAAAAAAAAATAAAATGGCAGATTTATTAATGAAAATGCCGGTTCCATACGAACCGAAACGTCAGAATAGATTCATTTTGAGGTTCCCATCTTCATTGGGAATCAATGAATGGTATGTATCATCCGCGGCTAGACCTTCGGCAAAAATAAACTCGGTAGCAATACCATTTTTAAATACTTCAACGTATGTTGCTGGTAGATTTGAATGGGCTGAAATGAGAGTAACTTTCAGAGACCCAATTGGTCCATCGGCAGCACAGGCTTTAATGGAATGGTTTAGATTACACGCAGAATCTGTTACAGGTAGAATGGGTTATGCTGCCGGTTATAAAAAAGACATTGAACTAGAAATGTTAGACCCAACGGGTGTGGTTGTTGAGAAATGGATTATGCAAGGTACATTTATCACCGATTTAAACTTCAATGAATTGGATTATTCAAGGGATGAAATCGCAACAATTACTTGTTCTTTACGTCCAGATAGATGTATTTTGGTGTACTAATTTAAAAAAAATAATTATCTCAATAAAAAAAGGTCTTCTCAAAAGGAAGACCTTTACTTTTTTATATAGTTTTGTATTTTATAATAGTTATAGTTAAAAGATAAATTTATGAAAGACATATTTAAATTTGAACCAATTGAACCATTAATTGAAAATAGATATCTAATCAATATAATTGGTGCATATGTTCCTCAATTCCTTTTTAAGAAATATAAAATCTATAACGAAGGTGATGATTTAATTTTTACCACTGAATTTTATGAGACAATAAACTTCATATTTAACCCAAAAGATTTTTTTGAAATTACTGGTGTTAAAATAGATTATCTTTCACCTATTGGTGAAATAATAGGTTCGTTAGAATTTAAAATAAAAGGTTCAAATTTTGAAAAAGAACAATCTTATTCAAATAGTGAATTACAAACAAATAAATTTAAATTTATAATAGATAAAGAATCGATGATGTTAACATTTAAATCGGACGAAGAAAATAAATAAAATGGAAGAATTTAAAATTGACCCCAACATTGCTTATGATGTTGTTGAATTACCTTCAAGAGGTATTTTTTATAAAAATAAAAAAAAATCAGTAAGAGTTGCATATTTAACTGCTGCAGATGAAAACATATTATCTTCATCAAACTTAATCCAAAACAATACTGTTATTGATGAGTTGTTAAAAAGAAAAATAATCGATAAAGATATTGAATTAGATGAATTAGTGGATGAGGATAGAATGGCGGTTTTAATATTTTTAAGAAACACTGCTTTTGGTTCTGAATACAGTTATAAAATAACTGACGGAAAAACAGGTAAAGAATTTGATGTCACTTTTGATTTAAGTGAGTTGTCCTTTAAAAATTTTAATCTCGAACCAAATGAAAACGGTGAATTTAAATATACCACCAACGTTTCAAAAATCGATATTACTTTTAAATTTTTAACAAAAAAACAAGAAAAAGAAATTGAACAAATTGAAAAAAGTTGGAATGGAGTTGGTGTACCACCAATTGTAACAAAACAACTTGAATTTATGATTAAATCGGTAGCTGGTAATAAAGACCCAATGAACATTAGAAATTTCATTGAAAATCTACCAATTAAAGATTCTCAAGACTTTAGAAAATATATTAGAGAGAATAGACCCGCAATTGACCTAAAAAAAGAAGTAACGACCCCATCAGGAGAGAATATCCAAATTGTTATTGGATTCGGGGTCGAATTTTTTCGCCCTTTCTACGGACTATAGAAAGTCTCAATTAGACGAAATATTATATCTAATAAGAAGAGGATTCTCCTACGGGGATATTCTTTCAATGCCAATATCGATTAGACGATATTATGTTAACTATATTCAGGAATTGGAAAATAAATAAAATTGATATTTATATGTAAACAATTTTATGAGGAATCTTGGAGATTTTAGAAGATTAGCCAATCAAAGCGGAGGTAATCTTCAAATATATATAAGTGCGTGTGGGGCAATTGACCCGTCCGAGTCAACCGCATTTCTACAAGCTTGGAATGAATATACATCATCACAAAATAAAATAAACACACCGTCTCAATCATCATCGGGTTCTGTTGATATTGAACCTTTAAAAAAAATACAAAATTTAAGCCAAAGTGTTCAATCGTATAAAGTACAAAGTTCAGAAATGATTCAGGCATCTGAAATTATTGACGGTGTACAATCATTAATAAGTGGAACATTTGGTGACGGTGGTCTTTTTGGAAAAGGTAATTTTGGTGAAAATTTAAAAAATGCAGGTTCGAATTTTTTAAAATCCATGTTAGATACGGTGGTATCGGCGGGTGCGGAAATACTACAACAAGAAGTGAATTTACACAATCAGATAAACTCAAAAATTGGTATTTCAGGAGAACTATCTAGAGGGTTAAGAAACGAAATTATTGAAACTTTACCTCAAATGATATCTATGGGTTATGGATTTGAGGATGTTAAGGATACAATTACGGGAATGATAGAAGAACAGGGTAAATTTACTTTATATAATAGAGAAGTAATTGGAGACATGGCTGTAACATCAAGAGCATTTGTTGGTGATTTAGATACTCTTGGGAAGATGATTGGAACATACGAAAAAACAGGTTTTGGCGCTGCAGATGCTTTAGACAAAATAAATCAAGCTGGTAAAAGTTCAATTAGTTTAGGTTTAAATGCGAGAAAAGTTGTTTCAGAAATCGAAACAAACATGAAAAATTTAAACCAATACGGTTTTAAAAATGGATTTGATGGATTAAATAGAATGGTTCAAAAATCTATTGAATTTAAAATGAGTATGCAAAGTGTTTTTACTTTAGCCGAAAAACTATTTGACCCTGACCAAGCAATTGGATTATCCGCGAATTTACAGGCAATAGGTGGGGCTATCGGAGACTTTAACGACCCTTTAAAACTGATGTATATGGCAACAAACGATGCTGGTGGATTACAAGAAGCAATGATTGGTGTTGCGGGTTCTTTAGCGACATATAATTCAGAATTGGGTAAATTTGAAATCACTGGTGTTAATTTAAGAAAAGCAAGGGCGTTAGCTGGTGAATTAGGTGTGAGTATGGACGAATTATCAACCACCGCGATAAAAGCCGCTGAAAGAACATCAGCGTCTGCAGATTTATTGGCAGGAGGATTTAATCTTGACGAAAAACAACAAGAGTTTATTACGAACTTAGCGAGAATGGAGGGAGGTAAAATGGTTATCGACGTTCCACAGGGATTATTTACAGAATTTGGTAATCAAACAAGAGTTGCTTTGGATGAATTAAATAGTGAACAAGTACAAGTTTTATTGAATAATCAAGAAGTATTCGAAAAAATGAGTGCCAAAGATATTGCGTTAGAACAATATACTGAAATGCAAAAAATAGGTCTTAATGTTTCAGAAATAGTTACAATGATGAAAGTTGATTTCGCTAGTGGTGTTCGAGGTGGTCTTTCAAAAGTGGATGAATATTTAAAAAATGCTAATGAAATTTTAAATGAAACAAAAAGTGGTCAAAATGAGATAGGTCAACTTTTAACGGGTAAAAAGGGAGAGATTAAGGGTATGGGATATGATTTTGTTACAAAAAAAGTGGAAGATGCCATTATTAGACCAAATCAAAAAGATATTATTATTCCAAGTATAAACGACACTATTTACGCAATAGATGAAACCAAAAACAGAGGTGGTAACGTTGTTGGTGAAAATAAAAAATTAGAAATTTCAATTAATAGTAATGTCAATGCAGATGCAATAAGAAACGAAATTATGAATCAAATAGCGATGACATCAGATTATAGAGAATATATTGGAACATTTAGTTAAAAAAATCAAAAAATATCTATTTATATAATAGATGCCAACATACTTAGATTTTAATAACACCAAGGTTTTTAGAGATTATTTAATTTCAAAAACTTTAAATAGACCGAACGGACCACAAACGTTTACGGACACCAATTATGTTGTTCAAAATTTAAATAATTTTGCAAATGTTGACCCCGGTGATGTAAAAACAAATTGGTCTGTGTTTTTTGCAAATACTTTTGGTCAAAATTTATACAGTGTACCTGATAATACGATAGAAGAATATACCAATACAACATTACCAATGTTAGCTTGGATTAATAATGGTATTATTTCTGATGGTTATCTTGATTCATTTACAATGACACAGTCCCCCAATTTGATTGGGATAATGGGTGGTCAAAACTTTGAAAACGATTCAAGATTAATGAAATTCGCGACTCAAAATATTCGAGAAAATAAATTAGGTCCCGTTTTTGCGAGAATTGAACAAAATTTAACATCAGCAACTTTAGGTAGAGTTAGATTAATTGATGCGTTGGAGGGTAATACCGCGACTGCAATAAATCTCATTACAGGTAGAGAACCTTTAGTTCAAAAAAACTATAAAATCACTGTTGATAGAACTTTAATAGGTAAGGGTGTTGATTTCCTTCAAACAGTTGCGGGACTTGAATTCCCATTTAGTGAAATACCTGGTGATTATTTAACAAATCCAAGAAACCCAATAGAAAATAGACCAACACCAAGAACAGAGGCGGGTGCCATTTTACAAGATGTTACAGGTGTTTTGGGGAGTTTAATTGGAATAGAAAGAAGACCGAAATTGGGGAGAAAACCTTCCGATTTATTTGTTGAATACATGGGGGAAGGACAAAGACAAACACTATATGACCAACTGTCATATTCAAAATATGCCCCAAATTATACAACCACCGCCCGTTCACAACAATCATCAAAATTATTTAATTTTACTGATAGAGTTGGTGCCGGTGTAAGAAATTTATTAGGTTTAGAAGCACCAAAAGGGGTTGCTTATATTGGTGATGATAGAGGTGAGGACGTTAAATATACAATGTCAGATTTTAATGACAGAGTTGTAAAAAGTAGTTACTATTTAAGTTTAATGTTTGACCCTGTTCAATCAAATTTATTTGAAAAACAAAGAAATATAACTCAGGGTGGTCAAATTAGCGGTAAATTAACGTGGATAAGTAAAAACTCTCAAAATAAAATCGGGTTATATAATAATGAATTTCAATCACAAGAGGCTAATGGATATAACGATTCAAAGTCAACGAACTACGATTTTAGAGAAGATTCTATTCTTGGTTTAACACAAGAAATTTTGAATTCAATGCCTAAAGACGGTATTGCATCGAGAACGCACGTCGGTAACGTTATTGACCAAACAAGTAGAATTTTCAAAGAAGGGGACTCAATGTTATCTAGAGGTTCGGCAATAAAATTTGTCGATAAATTTAATCAAGAAACAGGAGCAGAATATTGTAGAGTATGGACAAAAGATAGGTCATACATGAATTACACCGACACAATGAAAAAAACGGCAAACCTTAGAAAATTTGACGATAGTGTTATGGGTGGTGACAGTAGACCATGGAACATTAATATTGCACCAATGTCTAGTGGTAATTATGACTCAACGGGAAATAATTCATTTGGGGCAAAAAATTCAACAAATATATTTCAAGGACCACCTGGTGATGGGTTTTATGCTAAAAAATATATGTTTTCAATTGAAAACTTGGCATGGAAAACTTCAAACACAATGGGGTTCACATATAACGATTTACCATATTGTGAAAGAGGTAACAATGGAGGTAGGGTTATGTGGTTTCCTCCTTATGATTTGAAAGTAAATGAGAATAATGCGGCTAGATGGCAAGACAATACCTTTTTAGGTAGACCTGAACCAATTTACACATATCAAGACACAAGTAGAACGGGGACAATAAGTTTTAAAGTCATTGTTGACCACCCAAGTATTTTAAATTTGTTGGTCAGAGAACACTTTAAAGGGATGAGCGATGATGAAGCGGAAAACTACATTAATGCGTTTTTTGCTGGTTGTGAAGAATTAGATTTTTATGATTTAGTTAGAAGATACACACAATTAGATTCTAACGATATAAAACTATTACAAAATTTTTTAGACAAAGGAAAAGACCCCGAATTTATTCAACAATATAAAGTAACAACAGAACCGCCGGTTGTAGAAACACCGGTAACACCTACTGTTAAAGATGAATGTGGTCCACCAACTCAAAAAACTTTCAATTTAAAATTTGATAATGATAGGCCCGACCCAAATAGCAAATCATTAGAAACATCACGAAATTATTCAGAATTATATAATTCTTATATACCAACAAGAAAAACAACATATATTAATCAGTTAGATACTCTTATCAAACAATTAACAGGATTTTCACAAAACGATGTTCAAGTTAAAAAAGAAAAAAGTTATATTTTTGGTAATGAAAATGTAACAATTACTCAATCGTTAATCGATGAGCAAAAAACAAAAATCGGAGACTATTTCGATAAAGCGACTTCGGGATATTCCGATTACCAATCTTCTCTTAATGAATTAAAATCAAAACTATCTGGTAAAACAGCGGAGGATATTCGTATTAAAATTTCATCTTCAGCATCTTCCTCGGCTTCATCTGACTATAACGAAAGATTAGCGATTAGAAGAAGTCATAGTGTTTTACAAGATATATTTGATACCATATCGAATGGAGGAAAGAAACCAAATATGATATGGATAAGTGATTTAACACCAACAAATAAAAATCTTGGGGATAATGATAAATTAATTATCGAAAGAGGAAAACCAATTGAGATAATAAAAGAATATAAAATCAGTGACTTTGGATATGAATATGATGGTAAAATTATTGTTGAATCAGTTAATTACGGTGAAAATTTTACTGGTGGGCAACCCGAAACAAACTGTATAGGTAAAGATTTCATAAAAGTTAGGGAACTTGGAACATATTCACCAATATCGTTTTATTGTAGACAAACGACATTCGAATTAAAATATGAAAATCGTTCAAGAACCGAACAACCTGCATCTTTACCAAAAAATAATCCAACTAATCCAGTTACGACAGTAGAACCAAATGGTAAAATACCAATTTCACAACCATCCAAAAAACCACCAATTGACCCAATAAAAAGAGTCATTGCAAAAACTCTTTCAGAATGTTTTTATTTTAAAAAATTAGAAGAAACCGACCCCATATCTTTTAAGTCCCTTAAAGACAAATTAAAATATTTCCATCCCGCTTTTCACTCGATGACACCTGAAGGTTTAAATAGTAGGTTAACATTTTTATTACAGTGTGTTAGACCTGGTGACACAATACCGATAAAAGGTATATCTGAAGATTCAGATTTAAACGCAAGAAACACATCTTTTGGTCCACCACCAATTTGTGTAATTAGAATTGGTGATTTTTATCATTCAAAGGTGGTAATAAGAGATGTTCAAATTAGTTACGATGATGGTGGTCAAATACTTTGGGATTTAAATCCCGAAGGTATTGGTATTCAACCGATGGTTGCAAGTGTTACTTTACAAGTTTCATTCATTGGTGGTCATGGATTATCTAAACCCGTTGAAAGACTTCAAAACGCATTGTCGTCTAATTTCTTTGCGAATACCGAAATGTACGATGAAAGGTCAATTTCAACAAATGAAACAATTGGTGGAATGACACCTGAAGAATTTACAAAAGACTTTTTAGATAAACTAAATCAATCATACTATAATATTATACCAAATGCAGATTTAATAAAAAACAATAAAAATATTACCCAAAATAATTATATGGGTATACCCGTTGGGGACACAACGAACGTCGAAGAGATAAGTTATACAGAACTAGTAACAAACCTTTTTGATTTAACAAAAAACTATTTTGAAAAATATGTTTCAATATACAATCAAATATATACAAAATACGGGAAAGACATAACAACAATGTTATTAAAAAATGATTATAGACCAATATCCCAATATGATGTTTATACTTCAACGTCGCCAACACCTGGTAAAGTATTAGAATTGTTTGGTTTACATGAAAAAAGAAAGGAATTATCTGTTTATTCTGAAGGTTTGGAATTGGCACTAAATAATTTTATCGATAATTCATCAACAACATATTTATCGAATTTGTTTACTTTTGATAAAGTAATCACAGGTTCTTTGTTAATAGATACAAATGAAAAAATAATAAAACCATTTATTAAAAAAGTAATTCAGGAAAAAGTGGATGGGATTTCTGATGGTAATATATTAAAAGAATTAGAAGAATCGAGAAACAATTTAATAAAAACGTTAGATAAATTAAACTTTGTTATAAAAAATGCGAAAGATTCTACCGTCAACGATGATACAGTAAAAAGTCTTCAGTTTTCGGGATTTACTTCAGATTTATTATATAACGAATATGAGTCATGTATAACGTATATTGAAGAAAATCATTCAAAATTAACTGTTGATTTATCGACAAACATTACTTTTTTAAATCCAACAATACAATCTTCTGATTTTGATTTTATTATTAGTCAATTATTATTTGATAAAATAGACTCATTCATGAATCTTTTTATTGATACATCTTTATATCCTGAAAAAGTAAAGAACAAGTTAAGAACAAGATTACAAAGTTTTATTAATGTACCGAATAAAAAGGATTTTAAATTTACAAAATTTAAAGACAGAAAAAATGGTAAAGAAATAAACTTTGATGTTATAACCATATCGGATGAAACAAATGGAACAATTATAAATGAATCAACTCAAATATTTTCAGAATCAAATGAAGTAACAAATAAATTAAATTTTTATAGAAAAAAATAATGAGTAGGCAGTATTTTGATAGATATCAGTTTTTTATAGAAGATGGTTCTTTTAGAGTTGTTCCCGGTATTGAAATACCAATAAAAACAACAGACAAGTATATGTTCTTTAAAAAAGGTAGAGACAGATTAGATAGATTATCTTTGGAACATTATGGTTCACCCGTCTTTGGTTGGTTAATTCTCCAAGCTAATCCAACTGTTGGTGGATTGGAGTTTGAGATACCTGATAATTTTGTTTTACGTATTCCTTTTCCATTAGTTATTTCTTTACAAGACTACAAAAGAAATGTAGAATTATATAACTTGTATTATGGCGAACAATAGAGATTACACGAATAGTGAAAATATTTTAGTAAAAGTTGACCAAAATAATCTTGTTTATGTTGACCCAAATAGTGTTGTAGATTCTAATGGAGAAATACAACCAAGAGGACATAAACAAGAGAACTTGGTTATGTATGTAAACTTGGAAGCCGATTTAGTACCTAGAACAGTATTAATATCTGATAACGATAAGGGAAACACATTGACACAAATTGCTGGTGGTAATTTAAATTTTTTAAAAAATGCAACCGGAGACGGTAATTTTGATGCGACTTGGACAGACTCATTTGTTCCAAAACCAATACAAGGTCAAGAATCGAACTATAAAGACGGTTACGATGTGACGTTTGGTGAAAATCAATTTAAAGATACTAGTGGTCAAAGTTTTGGTATTGATTCAATTAGTATTTCAATTAAAGGAGCGAATTTTGTTCCAACTGTTAATATAAGTTTTATAGATGTTAGAGGTAAAACATTATTCGAATCGAGTGACAATTCACCGTATAGGGCATTTTTTCATTTACCGTGGCCAATATTTTATCTAACTGTAAAAGGATATTATGGGAAAGCAATAAGGTATAGGTTACACATGACAAAATTTTCATCAAGATTCAATGAATCAAATGGAAATTTTGAAATATCAACCATTTTCGTGGGTTCAACATATGCTTGGATGAACGACATTACATTATCTCAAATAATAACATGTCCTTACATGTTTTTAGTTGAAGAAAACAAAAACACAAGTTTTAATGAAAAAACAGGATTATATGAAAAAACAGTATCTCACTCTTCAAGAGGATATCAAATATTAAAATCTGTTTACAGACAGTACGAACAAAAGGGATTAATACCAAAAGGATTTCCTGTAAGAACATTAACAGAAATGGGTTACATAGCAGAAAGTTTGGATAAAATTTTAGAACAACAAATTTTTAGTAGTGTTGATATGGGTGTTTTTCAAGGAGTTAAAGAATTGGATGAAACAATAAATAATTACGAAAATTCCTTTAAAGCTTGGGCAAAAAAGAATTTATCCAATGAATCTGAAAAGATAAGTGAGGATGAATTTTGGTATTATACTTCATTAAAAGATAAAACAAAATTGGACACCGTAGTTGGTGATAAAAATGGAACGTTAGAATTGTTAATAAAAAATTTTAATGAAACCATCGAAAAAAATAGATTGTTTACTCAAACACTTTCTAACAATACTACTGGTGATTTTAAAAAAATATCAATAAAAAAATTGAAAAGTGCGTCAACATATTATAAAATACTAACTGACAAAAAAGTGGTAATTAATATTGATGGTATTTTTAACGATATCTTTCAGATAAGAAAATCATTCGAAGAACAAAGAAAAAAATTGGAAGATGATGTTGAGTTTAGAATGAATGAAATAATCAAAGGAAAAGAAGGATTTGGGTTTGAACCAACAATTAGAAATATGTTCGCTGTTTTATTAGCAAATGCCGAAGTTTATATCAGATTAATGAAAGATGTACACAACAAAGCATTTACTGCTTCTTTAAGTAGAAAAAATTCAGTCAAAAATCTTTCAAAAGAATCCAAAGGCGAGAGTATTTATCCGTGGCCTGAAATTTCAAAACCACAACAGGGTGGTAAAATAAATGTCATGGCGTATCCTGGTGATGAACAACTTATTCATAAATTAGAATCATATGATAGTACTAAATGGCCTGAAGTTGATTTTGTGGAAGAGTACATTAAAATTAACACAAATAGAGTTGAAACAAATGTAAATAACGAACCAACGAGAAATGATGTTAATTATGTATTTGATTCTAATGTAGACTTAAACACTATTTCACCAATATCGACGACCGATTTTATTATAAGTAGAGTGCCTTATATTGATAAAGATTATGCGTCATTTTTATATGAAATATATGAAAGAGCTAGATTTTTAACAATGTTTGATTCATTTACTAATGAAATGTTAACTGAGTTGGCAAATGAAGAGTTTAATAATATTAAAAATTCAATAGAAGAAGATGGTGATTTGATAGAAATCGCTAAAAGAATAAAATCGATAGATGATTTTATTAGGGTCGAATATCAACAAACAAAAAAAGACGAAAACGGTAAAATCGAATTAGACGAAAATAATAACCCTAAAACACAAACCGAATACAGTGGTTATTTGTTTATCTCATCACCTTATGATAAATTTTCAAAATACAAAGACACTTTACCTACAACCAATTATTTGGTTGAAATATTAGAGGAACCTTTCAAGTTTGAAAGTTATAATTTAAACGTTACAATAAAAGACGGTGGATTAGACAGTGATAAAATAAATAACTATTTGTTAAATTATCAACCAGAATCGTATAGAAAAAACATATACCCATTTAATTCAAATACATATTTGGGATACATAAACAAAACAACCTTTAGTGATGATAATTTTAAATTTAACGGAATATTAAAATATGAATCATCTAATGGTTTTATATCGTCACCAATTAATCCAAACTCATGGGTAAAATCGGGAGGAAATAATTTAACTAATTTCTTTTCAAATACGGTTAACGTGACAGGAAATACTGTTTCAATTTTAAACACACCATATTTTCACAATCAACTTTACTATGATTTTAATAAATCCACAGTAAATGGTAAATATGCCGGTTCGGCATATCTTTTACTTAATTCTTTACCTTTTATTGACTTAGATGACCAGATTACATTTGAAAATACTTCAATATTAACATCATCATTATTTAGAGAAATTGGTTCTACACATTTCATTCCATATCATTTATTGTTAAAATGGGGGTCTATTTATCACAGATACAAAACACATCTTATTGACGGATATGACATTTTAGAAGGTGCAATAAATTCAAGTTATGTCACTAAACCATTGTCAGGTCAAACATTCTTTGATAATAATTCAGGATATACTTTTACAATAACCCCCAAAGTATCAACAACAACCGGTTCAACTCTTAATGTATCGTACACTGGTTACACAAGTGTAGGGTTGAGTCCCTTTTATCAATCAATATATAGTCAAATTGTTAATGGTTATGCTCATTACAATAATTCATTGGGTAATTCATCATATTCTGCAAATACTTTGAATAATGGTATAATACATAGAGTTAGGACAAAAACACAAATGAACTATTGGGACGTGATAGTTGACAATACAAAGTATAAAACGGACGAAAAAACATACACTCTTTTACCATCTATTGGTGATTATTCTAGCTCAAAAATATTTGTTTATAGTAATGGTTCATTTGATTTTGTACAACAAATTGGTTTTAGAACCTTATGGTTTTTAGATGATACTATAACTAATTCATTTACTGGTCAAACTTTTCCAACACCTTATGAATATTTTAGAACAACAGGAAACACTTATTCTATATCCACAAATTATAAAAAAGCAATTGATTTAATTGGTACATTTAGTCCAACAATCCTCGAATATTTTGAAAGTTATTTTTTAGATTTTGCAAGTCAAAAAATGAACGACGAATTACCATATAAACCATTTAATAATTTGAATTTTCAAAAATTCCAAGATATATTAACAAGATTAAGCGTTATCGATAAAACCAATTTACCACAAGACCCCGCATCATTGTCCAACATTGATTTACTAATTGATAATTTGAAACGAAAACAAAAAGAAGCTGCAGAAAGTATAACCAATAGTATTTTAGGTAGTAACAATCTAATACAGTTTAGTTTATCAAATCCAAAAGAAATTGACCCTTTTATATTGTATGGAATGACAAAATCAAATCCTGATACAACATATTTAACACAATCATTTAGTTCTTCTGATATTAACTCAACAAATCAGAATTTTATAAAATTATATATTGGAGAAGATATTGACGGATATTATTTAGAGTTTTTTAGTGTTAATAATATCAAATTAACTGAAGACAATATAAAAACACATAGACCACTTGCTCAAATTTATGGTGGATATAGAAAAAATGGGGGTACAACAAGTAGGTCTTCTTTTTTAAACTACCTTAAAAACGAAATCATTATTAAAAATACCGGTGGAGATATAACCTCTAAAGGTTCTGACATTAGATTCAAACATTTTTTAACTCAACTTTTAATTAATTTTCCAAAATTAGATAGTAAAAAATCAAAAAATCCCGCGTCAAGAATTGATATGTTTAGAGGGTATAATAGTGATAACACAAAATTAGAATTATATAACACATTCAAATCATTTAATGATAAGTGGACTTCAGGGAATTCGATTGGACAAAGATTATTGTTAGAAGAATTTTTATTTTTAGATAAAGCAAATCGGGATATTGGTGATAAATTATATCTTAACATTGATAGGTTTACGAACCTTTTGCATCCAAAAAATGTAAAACAATCGTTGTATGGGGCAATATCCATGTTAATCCAAGGTACGGGATTAGATATGAGGGCATTACCAGCATACATAAATTTTTATGGAAACAATGTTAATGTAAAAAATAAAATAAGACCCTCAAAAAAAGTTGCGTCAGATTTGTTCGGAACGTTTTTAGAAGTTGATTACCAAGAATCGACACCAAAAATCATTATTCAATTAGTTGGAAATAATTCAAAAAGATTGGATATGTCAAACAGTAAACCATATAAGTTTACAGATGATGGTTTTTATATTGGGAGTCAAAACAATAATCCTTTGTTGATAACCTCCTTAGAGAACTTTTCAAGAAATGACCTATCAAAGTCTAATCGGGTCGTTGCTTTTGAAGTTAGTTTTGGAGACCAAAATCAAGGAATATTTAAAGGACTGACACTTGACCAATCAAGTTTAAAAAACACATCCGAATCGTTTCTTGTTTTGGAGAATTTAGCTAGGTCCGCTTCAGGTGCAGGTGTATACAATGTTGACGTTTCGTTATTTGATTACTATAAACAAGCTTCTTACAAATGCGACATAACTTCTATGGGTAATGTTATGATACAACCAACAATGTTTTTTTATTTAAAAAATGTACCTATGTTTAGAGGTTCATATTGGATAACTGAAGTAACACATACAATAAAATCAAATAATATATCTACAACGTTTTCTGGTACGAGAATACCGTATACATCTCTACCCGACCCAACAGATTCCTTTGTGGCCAGTTATAGAATATTATTTGATAAGATACAATCCAAAGCATCTAGAATAATAAAACAAAGAGAATCCAATAAAACTGATACACAAGAAACGGTTGTGTACCAGAAAATAAATTATATTACAGATAGGGGAGGTAAAATTATTCAGGGTGAGCAAATAATTGACAAATTAGAAGATGTTGGTATCAATAAGTTTGGCGTACCATTTAACGGATTTAATGAACAAAGAACCATTCAAAAGGTAAGAAATAATAACCAAGTTTGGTTAAGAGGATTGGTCGTACAAATGGGTGGAACAGGGTATACAATTAATGATACAACAAGTATGAATATTGCAAATGGTATTAAATTTTCAGACATTCAAAATACCGATTATAAGTATTTTATGGTTAATTTTCAATTATCAAGACAAATCACTGCAGAATTAATTAGAACAGCAAAAACAACTTTTAAAAATCCAAATAATAATAAAACGGTCGTTGTTAACCCAAATTATCAATTGGATTCATCTTCAGGAACGATTGTTGCTGAAGGTCCTGTTGCGATAGGTCCTATAAGTAGCACTTACGGAATTGCATTATCAAAGAAATTAATGAGTGAACTTAAACTATTTGATGGTGACGTTGTTTATTTTAATATGGAATAATTAGATATTTTATTTTTTTTGGATATTTATATAAAAAAAAGAAAAATGAATAGTGAAAAATTTAATAAGTCTTTAGATAGTTTTATGAATAAAACAAAGACAACTAAAAAATTAAACAACACCGAGACAGAGGAATGTGATTTACAAACAGGTGAGTGTTATGTGATAAGGTCTAAAGATGGTATTGTTGAAAGAATAAATAAAAAATTCATAACTGAAGACGGTAGACAACTTTTACAAGATTAATATGAAAAATTTAGAAAAAAAATTAATGGAAGAAATTGCTCGACACAGAGCGATTAACAATTACACTAAACGTTTAATGGAACAAGCGGAATTACCACCACCCGACGCACCCATTGACCCTGCGGTTGCTCCACCAGCCGACACCACAATGGACCCCGCATCTGAACCACTAGCCGACACCACCACACCACCAGCATCTGATGCACCTGTTGAACCTGAGACAGAAGAAATAGATATAACTGATTTGGTTAATATGACCAAATCGATTAAGAAAGATTTAGATGATAAAAATACAGAAAACATGGAAGTGGTAAATAAAATGGATAGTGTTTTCACCAAGTTAAATGATTTGGAACAAAAATTATCTCAAATGGACTCTGTTATTAGTAAGATAGATGAATTGGGTAATAAAGTCGAAACTATGAAAGAAAAAACTCCACAAGAAAAATTGGAGTTAAGGTCATTAGATTCGTATCCATTTAATTTAAATCCTCAAGAATTTTTTACTCAAAAACAAACAGAAATGCAAAAATCTGGTAAAAACGAATATGTTTTAACTAAACAAGATATTGATGACTATTCCTTAGATACCATAAGAAATAGTTTTAACCCAGAACAAGAAGAAGATGAATTTAAGTTCTAAAGTAAACCTTTTAATAGGATTACAATTACAATTAAAAATAAATCATTGGCAAACCAAAGGTGTTGCTAGACATGAAGCATTTGGTAAAACATATGACGCATTATCGGATTTAATTGATGATTTTGTTGAAATAGCGATGGGTAAATATGGTAGATTTATTTTAGATGAAGAAACAAAAACAATTAAGTTAATTAATTTATCAGAAATGAACCCGTCTGATATGATAAAAACATGTACAGAAGGTTTAATACAATTCTCCGAAGACTTAGATAGAACCGCGGATACAGATTTATTAAATATAAGAGACGAAATACTTGGAAATTTAAATAAATTATTGTATCTTTTAACTTTAGAATAAGTTAGGTTCGTTAGTAGAGTTGGTTACAATATCGCACTGTCACTGCGAAGGTCATGGGTTCGATTCCCATACGAACCGCGTTTTATAGGGGAATATATCAATTGGTTAGATTACGTGCTTTGGGAGCACGAGGTTGTGGGTTCGAGTCCCGCTTCTCCTACCAATACAAAAAAAAATTGATAACGTTTTGAAATTTGATTTTTATTACGTATATTTTAGATACAATTAAAAACAAAAAATTATGTCAACATTAGAAGCAGTACTAGCACAGTACGAAAAAAACAAACAAGCCACAAGTGGCACCGTTGGAATGTCTCAAGAAGACAGGATGAAAAAATACTTCACTACCGTTTTACCTAAAGGTATTCGTAGTCAAGAAAAAAGAATTAGGATTCTTCCCGCGAAAGATGGTTCACCTTTTGTAGAGGTCTTTTTTCATGAAATCCAAGTAAATGGAGACTGGGTTAAACTTTATGACCCAAAACAAGAAGGAAAACGTTCTCCATTGGATGAAGTTCGTGAAGGTTTAATGGCATCAGGAGTTGAATCCGATAAAGTACTTGCTCGTCAATATCGTTCTCGCAAATTCTTTATCGTTAAATTGATTGATAGAGATAATGAACAGGATGGTGTAAAATTTTGGCGTTTTAAGTATAACACAAAAAGTGAAGGTGTTTATGATAAATTGATTCCTTTATTTAGGAACAAAGGTGATATTACCGACCCATTAAAAGGACGAGATTTGATTTTGAATCTGAACCTTTCAAAAGCAGGTAATGGTAGGGATTATACCACAATTACTCAGATTATCCCCGAGGACCCAAGTCCATTGCATGAAGATAAATCAGTTGCGGATTCTTGGATTAACGACCCTTTGATTTGGTCTGATGTTTACTCCAAAAAACCAGAAGAATATTTGGAAATGGTCGCAACTGACCAAAACCCGAAATGGGACAGCGTTACAGGTAAGTGGGTGTCCACATCTTCAGGTGAAGAAAAAATCGGGGGTTCTAATAAAACAGAACAACCACAAACACAAGAGTCTGATTATGTTGACCCACAAGAAGGTTTTACTGAAGACGACGAACTACCATTTTAATTAAAATCACTAATATGATGCCCACACAATTGTCGTGTGGGCATCTTTTTTAAAAAAAAATTATGCCAATTAAGAAAAAAGAATTCGATTATATTTCAAAATTTTCTTCTAAAACAAAATACAAAGAAGAGAAATTTTATTATTGTGGTGAAACCTTCAATGACGCGTGTGGTTTACCGGGTCCTGTTATGGGTAATATAAACATGTTTTTAGGTCACACTAATTCATCAAAGACAACCGCAATGATATTGTCCGCGGTTGATGCTCAAAGAAGAGGTGATTTGGTTGTTTTTGTCATCACTGAAAGAAAATGGAAATGGGAACACGCTGTTGAATTGGGACTTCAAGCGGAAAAAGATAAAAACGGTGAATGGTCGGGAGATTTCATTTTTAATGATTCTTTTGAGTATATTGAACAAGCAACTGATTTTGTTAATGAGATTATAGATGCTCATGAAAATGGTGATATCCCAAGAAATATATTATTTTGTTGGGATTCGATAGGTTCGATTCCATGTAAAATGACCTTTGAAGGTAAAGGAGGAAAACAACATAACGCCAGTGTATTGTCAGATAAAATTGGAATGGGAATACATGCGAGAATTACTAAGTCAAAAAAAGAAGACTATCCTTCCTCAGAAAATTCATATTATATAACAATGGTTGTGGTTAACCAACCATGGGTTGAATTACCTGATAATCCTTTTGGTCAACCAGAAATTAAAGCAAAAGGTGGAGAGGCTCTTTGGTTGGCATCTGCGTTGGTTTTCTTGTTTGGTAATCAGAAAAAATCGGGAATCAATCATATTGATGCGGTAAAAGACGGTAGAAAAATTACATATGCCATTAGAACAAAGATATCAATAATTAAGAATCACGTTAATGGTTTGGGATTTAAAGATGGAAAAGTAATTGTTGTCCATAATGGATATATCCCTGATACTAAAGAATCGTTAGAAAAATATAAAAAAGAATATTCTAACTTTTGGAAAGAAAAAATTGGTGGGGTCGATTTTGAGTTAAAAGACTCAGTTACTTTTGAAGAAGATTCAGATGAATCTTGATTGTTTAACAATTAGAATAATGATAAATGTCTAATGTATTATTAGTAGATGGTGATAATTTACTAACAATCGGGTTTTTTGCACTAAAAAATCATTTTCATAAAGGGGAACATATTGGTGGAATATATCATTTCATCAATACTATCCGTATCTTTATTGATAAACATCATTTAGATAAAGTAGTTGTTTTTTGGGATGGAGAAAACGGCTCACAAACTAGAAGAGGTTTTTATCACCAATATAAACAAAATAGAAGGATTAGAATTAGGACAGAAGAAGAATTAAATTCATACACAAGAGAAAGGAATAGGATAAAACAATATTTAGAAGACCTATATGTTAGACAAGGTGAATATGAATATTGTGAAAGTGATGATTCGATTGCGTATTATGTTCAAAATTCACCAAATGAAAATAAGATTATTTTTTCAGGGGATGGTGACCTTACTCAATTAGTTTCTGAAAAAACAAGGATATATAATCCATCGTATAGTAAATTTTATCAACAAAATGATATGTTTACATACGAACAAGAAGAAATTTTGATTGAAAATGTTAAATTTGTTAAAATGATATGTGGTGATAAATCCGATAATATCGCGGGAATAAAAAGTTTAGGAATCACAAAATTGGTAAATGCTGTTCCTGAATTAAAAGAAAGACAATTAACATTAGAATACATAAGAAATAAATTTAATGATTTGTTTGAAAATGATAAACATAACAAGTCAATAACTAATTTTATAACTGGTGTCACTAAATACGGTGTTTTGGGAGAGGAGTTTTTTCAAGTTAATGAAAAAATAGTTAGTCTTGATTCCCCATTTTTAACCGAAGACGCTAAAGAATCAATATCTTTATTAGTGGATGATTATATGGATTCAGAGGGTCGTTCATATAAAAACACAATGAAGATGATGATTGAGGATGGATTATTTTTACTACTACCAAAATCGGATGATGCATGGATAAAATTTTTAAACCCATTTTTAAGATTAACAAGAAAAGAAAAAAATAAAAAAACAATTAAAATCAAAACAAATGAATAATCAAGAACTATTAAAATTCGAATTTCTACTTACACTTGAAAACAATATCGTATGTCAAAGGTTTTTCAACGTAAGAGAATACAATCCACAGATTCGCCATTCTATGGATTTATACTACATTGTAAAAAATATTTGCGATGAAATTGGTGAAGATTTAAAAATAAAAACTATGGATTATCTATACGATAACATGGATTTTTTTTACGATTCGGATGACTCCGAAACTAAATTAGACAGTACTCAAGAGTACTTTGTTTTGGAAATTAAGTTAGGTGATGAAGTATTTATCAGAAGTATGTTTCCGGCTAACTATTATCACCCGAAGGTAAGGTATACTGTGGATATTCGTCCATATCTTAAAAGATATTTATCAGAACTAACAAACGTATTATCTTCTAAAGATTTGGAAACAACGTATTTAAATTATGAATTATAAAAAATAAAAAAACATGTCAGAAAAAAATTTTGGATTTCTAGGAGCATCATTTCAACAAACACTTTTAAAAGCAATTATCGAAAACAAAAAATATGGAGAACAAATTATTGATGTAATTGAAAGCAAATACTTTGACAATCAATCATTTAAATACATTACCCAACACATTAAAGAGTATTATCAAAAATATAATAAAATTCCTGATTATCAGAGTTTATCACAGACAATTGTGATGGAGTATGGTTCTCAAGAATCTGCTAGAGTCCATCTTGATACGATACAAGATTTAATGGATAACACCAAAGAGGACCCTATGGTCCAAGAAGAGGCGTTAAATTTTTGTAAACAACAAAATCTCAAAAAAGAGATTAAACATGTCAATACTATTATTGAAAACGGGGCATTTCAAGAATATCATAAAATTGAGGGGATAATACAGAAAGCACTTAGAGTTGGTCTACCGCCCGATGAGACCGTCGATGTTTTTCAAAACATTGACCAAGCGTTAGAAAAGGATAATAGGTGCCCCATACCAACTGGTATCAGTGGTTTAGACAGTGTACTTAAAGGTGGTTTAGGTATAGGTGAATTAGGTGTAGTATTAGCACCAACAGGTACAGGGAAATCGACATTATTAACTTTATTTGCTAACACTGCATATAACTACGGTTTCAATGTACTTCAAGTATTTTTTGAGGATAGTACAGATGTCATTAAACGTAAACATTATACCATATGGTCGGGTGTTTCACCAGATGAACAACCGGATAATAAAGAATTGGTAAAAAATGCTGTTTTAGAAAAAAGTACAAACAGTAAGGGGAGTCTTGATTTGTTAAAATTACCAAGTGATTCTGTTACCATTTCTGAAATAAAAACAAGAATTAGAAAAAGATTATCTGAAGGAAAAAAAATAGACTTATTGATAATTGATTACGTTGATTGTATATCACCAGAAAAATCACAATATGGGGATGAATGGAAAGGTGAGGGTTCCGTAATGAGAAGTTTAGAATCTATGACAAATGAATTTAATTTAGTAATATGGACCGCTACTCAAGGTAATAGGGAATCTATTTCATCAGAAGTGGTTAATAGTGACCAAATGGGTGGTTCAATTAAAAAAGCTCAAATTGCTCACGTGATTCTATCGATAGGTAAAACTATTGAACAAAAAGACCACAAAATGGCAACTATGACCCTTCTTAAATCAAGAATAGGTAAGGACGGTATTATATGGCAAAACTGTAAATTTGATAATGAATATTTGATTATTGATACCGAATCTCAAACAACTCTTCTCGGACACAAAGAGGAGAAACAAAAAGACAACGCTACGAGAGCAAAAGAAGCTTTTATCCGTAGAAATCAAATGTTGAACACAAATTAAAAAAAAATTATAATTATGAAAGAAAAGATTTTACAAGAAAATCCGGGCCGCTTTGTCCTTTTTCCAATTGAATATCATGACATTTGGAGGCTTTATAAACAACAACAGGCTTGTTTTTGGACCGCGGAAGAAATAGATTTAAAGGATGATATCTATGATTGGGAAAATAAATTAAACGAAGATGAACAACATTTCGTAAAACATGTTTTGGCGTTTTTTGCTGCATCTGATGGTATTGTTAATGAAAATTTAGCGATGAATTTTGTTAATGAAGTTCAATACACTGAAGCGAAAATGTTTTATGGTTTTCAAATTATGATGGAAAATATTCATAGTGAAACCTATTCGTTGTTAATTGACACTTATATTAAAGACAAACAGGAACAAAATAAATTATTCAATGCGATTGAAACTATTCCGGCAATTAAAAAGAAAGCGGAATGGGCAATAAAGTGGATTAACTCCGATTCGTTTGTTGAAAGATTAATTGCTTTTGCCGCTGTTGAAGGTATATTCTTTTCGGGTTCATTTTGTTCAATTTTTTGGTTGAAAAAACGTGGATTAATGCCCGGTCTAACTTTCTCAAATGAATTAATCTCAAGAGACGAAGGTATGCACTGTGACTTTGCTTGTCATCTATACAATCAACATATTCAAAATAAATTGTCTGAAAAGAAAATAAAAGAAATCATATGTGGTGCTTTAGAAGTAGAAAAAGAATTTATTCTTGAGGCATTACCTGTTAGATTAATTGGGATGAATTCTGACCTAATGTCTCAATATTTGGAATTTGTTACAGATAGACTATTAGTTTCTTTAAATTGTTCTAAAGTATATAATGTTGAGAACCCTTTTGATTTTATGCAAAATATCGCACTTCAAGGTAAAACTAATTTCTTTGAAAAAAGAGTTGCTGAATATCAAAAAGCGGGTGTGAATACTGTTACATCCATTGAGGATATGAGTGGTTCATTTGATGATGTTGATTTTTAAAATTTAAAGATATGAAAGTTAAAAAAAGAGATGGCTCATTGGAAGAAATGAGATATGACAAAATTACAAGAAGAATTCAAAATTTTTGCGATGATTTAAATCTTGAATATGTTGACCCAACATTGATAACCCTTAAAGTGACACAAGGTATTTATGACGGTATATCAACAACAGAGTTAGATATTTTAGCAGCAGAAACCGCTGCATCTCTTGTCACCTCTCACTCAGATTACGCAAAATTAGCCGGTAGATTGGCAGTATCTAATTTACATAAAACTACACCAAAAAAATTCTCACATTCAATCAAGGAATTACATTCATTTGTTGAACCGAAAACAAATAAGGAATCTTCATTAATTTCAAATGAAACCTATAATTTTGTTCAACAATATAAGGATGTTTTAGATGGTGCGATTATTCAAGAAAGAGATTTTGATTTTGATTATTTTGGGTTTAAAACATTAGAACGTTCATATCTACTAAAGATTGGTAATCGTATTGTTGAAAGACCACAATACATGTACATGAGAGTTGCTGTTGGTATTTGTAATAATGACATAGAGACCGCTTTAAGAATTTATGATGATTTATCACAACATTATTACACACACGCAACACCTACTTTATTTAACGCAGGAACACACAGACCACAAATGTCGTCCTGTTTCTTGATTGGTAATAAAGGTGATGACATTGATGGTTTATTTGACACAATAAAAGATGTTGCGAAGATATCTAAATGGGCTGGTGGTATTGGTTTACATGTTCATGATGTAAGAGGTAAAGGTGCGTATATCAAAGGTACTGGTGGAGAATCAGATGGTTTGTTACCAATGATGAAAACATATAATGAAGTTGCTCGTTGGATTAACCAAGGGGGTCGCCGCCGCGGTTCATTCGCTGTTTATCTTGAACCATGGCACTCAGATGTATTTGAGTTTATTGAATTAAGAAAAAACCATGGAAAAGAAGAATTAAGGGCCAGAGATTTGTTTTTAGCGATGTGGGTCCCTGACTTATTTATGAAAAGAGTAGAACAAGATTTAGAATGGTCATTATTTTCACCAGATGAGGCGCCTGGATTATCTGACGTATATGATGACCCATACAAATTTACACAAGATTTTACTGAACTTTATGAAAGATATGAGAAGGAAGGTAAGGCAAGAAAAGTCGTAAAAGCTAGAAAATTAATGGATGCCATTTTGACCGCACAAATTGAAACGGGGGTACCTTATATGTTATATAAAGATGCTGCTAATTACAAGTCAAACCAAAAGAACTTAGGTACAATTAAATCATCTAATTTGTGTATAACAGGTGACCAAAGAGTGGTGACAACAAAGGGTTACTTAACAGCCAAAGAATTGTGTGAAATGGATGTGGAATTAGAACTTTTTAATGGTTCTGAAATTGTCAAATCATCCAAAATGATTAAACGAGGTGAAAATGAAGATGTTTATAAAATAACATTAGAAAATGGTATGGAACATAAAGTAACACCATATCATGGAATACCTGTAATTGACTCAAGAAATAATATAACACGTATTGAATGTAAGGATTTAAAAATAGGTGATAAAATAGCAGTACAAACTAATAAAGGATTGTTTGGTTCAAAAGAAATGGTAGATGAGGCCTTTTTATTGGGTTTATATCAATCAGATGGTACACAAAACAAATCATCAATTTTATTTGATTTATGGGAAAATGATTTTGATTTAGTTGAAGAGATTGAAAACAAAATTCAAAAATTATATTCAAAATACGAGTATAAACCTAGATATTCAACTAAAGGTTGTAAATTTATAGATTGTGTTGTTTCATTTTCTAAAGTAAAGAAAAAAAGATTATCTAGTGAATTTTTTAAAAAAGAATTACTCTTTGAAAAGGGATATGTACCCGAATGGATTTGGTCTTCAAATGAAGAAACGCAATGGTCTTATTTGCGGGGTTTATTATTTGCTGATGGAACAGCTAATAAAAATAAATCAAAAGGGGAGCCAACACAAATAAGTTATGCCGACATAAATATTGATTTTTTAAAAGAGCTTCAATTAATTTTTCAAAATTTAGGTCTTCAAACATCTATTAGATTGTTAAGAAATGGAGGTCAACGGTCATTACCAAATGGTAAAGGTGGATATTCACTATACAAAACAAAAGATTGTTATAGATTAATTGTTGGTAATAAAAATGACTCACAAAAAATAAATGAAAAAATAGGGTTTCTTGATAGAAAAAACATAATCATTGACAATCGTGAATTTCGGGATAATACGAAAAAGGGATATAAAGTAAAATCCATAGAATATGTGGGTAAAGAAGATGTTTATTGTCCAACAATTTATAATGATGAACATATTTTTATTTCACAAGGATTAAAAACATTTAATTGCACTGAAATTCTAGAATTTTCTTCTCCAGAAGAACAAGCGGTTTGTAATTTAGCATCAATTGCTTTACCAAAATACGTAGTCAACAAAGAATTTAATCACGATTTACTATATGAATATGTGTATCAAGTTGTAAAAAACCTAAACAACGTTATTGATTTAAATTTTTATCCTACTGAGGAAACAAAACTTTCAAACATGAAACACAGACCAGTTGGTTTAGGTGTTCAAGGATTGGCAGATGTATTTTGTATGTTAAAATTACCTTTTGAAAGTGAGGATGCAGACAAATTACAAGTAGAAATATTTGAAACAATTTATTTCGCTGCTCTCACATCGTCTAAAGACTTGGCTATTGAAAATGGTGCATACTCTTCATTTGATGGTTCCCCATTATCTAAGGGTCAATTCCAATACGAGTTATGGGGTAAAACAGACAAGGACACAAGTGGAAGATGGGATTGGAAATCGCTAAGAAAAGATGTTGTCAAATATGGTGTAAGAAACTCTTTATTAGTTGCACCTATGCCAACAGCATCTACCGCTCAAATTTTAGGTAACAACGAAGCCTTTGAACCTTTTACTTCTAATCTCTATTCAAGAAGAACATTGGGTGGTGAATTTATTGTAATCAATAAACATTTGGTTAATGAATTGTTGGAAAGAGGTTTGTGGTCTGATGAAATAAAGAAAAAATTAATAATGGAAAACGGTTCGGTTCAAAACATACCCGAGATACCTGTTGATGTAAAAGAAATTTATAAGACAGTTTGGGAAATGTCACAAAAAAGAATTCTAACAATGGCGGCAAATAGGTCAATTTATATCGACCAATCTCAGTCATTAAATTTATTTATTGATAACGCAAATAAAACAAAAGTTATGGCGGCTCATTTATACGGGTGGAAACTTGGTTTAAAAACCGGAATGTACTATCTTAGAACTAAGGCTGCTGTTGACCCAATTAAAGGGTTGGGTATTGATATAACAACTTCTAAACCAAATGTTGAAAATCAAATAAGTAATGTTAAAGAATCAAACTTAACAAGTAATTATGTTGAAGAAATGGTTTTATCAATTAAACCAAATGATTCACCATTTGAATGTGAAGGATGTGGTTCATAACAACAATTTTGGGTGACTCCCTTAATAGTCAAGGTTAACCTTGAACATCTAATCGTTTGGTCATACAGGGGGTGAAAACTAAACGATATACAATCCCATCGAATACTCGATGGGATTTTTTTATATTTATAATATATGAAAAAGATTATTTTTAACCACGAACACGTTGACCATTATGATGGACAAGATAACTACGAACTGGGTATTTACGAAGATGATGACGAAAACCCAATTGGATTTGAATCTGAAACTATTATAGGTTATGTTGCATACACGGTTTACAATAATGAAATAACAGTTAGTGATATTATAGTTAGACCGAATAGAAGAAGGGAAGGTTTTGGTTCAATGTTGATAAAAAAGATGAAAAGTTTACATCCCGATGCTGTTTATAAACCTTCATTAAAAACAGATTTAGGTTCAAAATTTATTCACAAAAATGTTGATATAATGGAAGAAAGGAATAAAATAAAAACACTAATGAACATATTAATGAAAATGTAAACTTAGATTTATTGTTTTACTATATTTATAAACATGGCGGGAACATATGGTATAGATTTTCCATTTAGACAAAGTCTTAAAGGTGATTTTTTAATAATGACAGAAACACCTGAAAGAGAAATTCGTGCAAATTTGATACACCTTTTGTTAACAAGAAAAGGTAGTAGATATTATTTACCTGATTTTGGTACTAGGTTATTTGAATTTATTTTTGAACCAAACGATGCGGTTACGTGGGGACAAATAGAAGATGAAATAAGAACATCGGTAAGAACATTCATTCCTAATTTAGAAATAAAATCCATAAGAGTAACTGCCGCAGACCAAGACGAAGAAGAACCCGCTAGTCCACAAGAAGATGAAGACTCGAGATTATTTAGAGTTTCAGACTATTCAACTAAACCATACACGGCTAAAGTTAGGGTAGATTATGATATTAATAATGAACCATTTGTTTCTTCTGATTTTATAATTATAAACATTTAATATGAGTAAAAAAATATCATACGCTGTTAGAGATTTTGCCGGTCTAAGACAAGAATTAGTTAATTTAACTAGAGAATATTATCCCGATTTAATTAAAAATACAAACGACGCATCTATTTTTTCAGTACTGTTGGATTTAAATGCTGCGGTTGCTGACAATTTACATTTTCACATTGATAGGGTTTGGCAAGAAACAATTTTAGATTTTGCACAACAAAGACAATCTTTGTATCATATTGCTAAAACTTATGGATTAAAAATACCGGGAAATAGACCATCTGTTGCTTTGTGTGATTTTACAATACAAGTACCGGTAAGAGGAGACAAAGAAGATACGAGATATTTGGGTACAATCAAAACAGGTGCGCAAGTTTCAGGTGGTGGTCAAGTTTTTGAAACGGTAGATGATATTGATTTTTCAAATCCATTTAATAGTAGAGGGGAACCAAATAGGTTAAAAATACCAAATTTTGATGGAAACAATAGACTAATATCGTATTCTATTGTAAAAAGAGAAGCCGTTATCAATGGTGTTACAAGAATATATAGACGAGTAATAACTGAATTAGACCAAAAACCATTTTTAAAAATATTTTTACCTGAACAAAACATTTTGGGTGTTTCTTCAATTATACACAAAGAAGGCACATCTTTTGCTAGTAACCCCACTGATTCAGAATTTTTATCTTCGACAAATAAATGGTACGAAGTAAAAACTTTAATGCAAGATAAAGTTTTTATACCTGACCCAACATCATCATCAGATTCGGATAACTTTATTTCTGGTGCATATCTATCGGTTTCAAATAAATTTATAACAGAATACACCCCCGAGAATTATTTCTCAATAACGTTTGGTTCGGGTAATGTAAATCCAATGGATAATTTGGATGATTATAATACGGGTAATTTAAAAGTTAATTTGGGGGTATATCTAAATAACACGTCTTTAGGCGCTTTACCTAAGTCGAATACGACTTTATTTGTAAAATATAGAATTGGGGGTGGTAGAGATAGTAATTTAGGAATTAATATTATTACAAGTACCGATGATATCGATTTTGTTATTAACGGACCAAATTCAAATATAAACACTCAAGTTCAAAATTCATTGACGGTAACAAACGTAACACCAGCGATTGGTGGTGCGGACCAACCGACAATTGAAGAAATTAGAAACATGATATCTTATAATTTTGCAGCACAAAACAGAGCGGTTACATTAAATGATTATAAATCAATGATTGAAACAATGCCAGCATTATATGGTGCACCTGCAAAAGTTAATGTAATGGAAGAAGATAATAAAATAAAAATCAAATTACTATCGTATGATGAAAATGGTAATTTGATTGATACTGTTTCAACGACCTTAAAGAATAATATTATAAATTATTTGTCAGAATATAGAATGGTAAATGATTTTTTAGAAATCGAAAGTGGGGAAGTTGTTGATTTTTCATTAGAGTTAGATGTTGTAATAGACAAAAACGGTAATCAAACAGAAATAGTTAGAACGGTGATTCAAGATGTTGTTGAATATTTTTCAATAGATAAAAGAAAAATGGGTGACCCTCTTTTAGTTGGTGATTTATATAGAATGATTGGTGATGTTACGGGTGTAGTAAATGCTGTTGATGTTAGAGTTTTTAATAACATTGGTGGAGAATATTCATCATCAGAAGTTGCCCAATCTTATGTTAATGAATCCACAAAAGAAATTGCACAATCAGACATGACAATTTACATGAAATCAAATCAAATATATCAAATTAGATTTCCTGAAAAAGATATTAAAGTCAGAGTTAAAACATTAGGAACAACCACATTTTAAATTGGATTTATTTTAATTAGAAAATTGTTTATTTTCTATTTATATAGAAATGCAAAAACATAGAATTTCTACAAACATTGGGAGAGACCAAAAGGTTGTCGTTGAATTAAAAAATGATTTCGACCTTTTAGAGATATTGTCTTTAAAATTTACACAGACAGAAGCATATACTTCCATGTGTTCTGATTATGGGGTTGTATGTGGTAGAATATTCGTAAACAATGGTTTTGGTGTACCAAATGCTAGAGTTTCTATTTTTATACCCATTTTAGATGATGATGTGAACGACCCGGTAATATCCTCATTGTACCCATATACATCTGTAACCGATAGAAATGAAAACGGTTATCGATACAACTTACTTCCAAGTAGAAAACAACACGGTGGACACGAACCAACAGGAACTTTTCCTGACCAATTAGATATTTTAACAAGAGAAGAGATTTTAGAAGTTTATGAAAAATATTATAAGTATACCGTAAAAACAAATGATGCTGGTGATTTTATGATATGGGGTGTACCTGTTGGTACACAAATCATACATGTTGATGTTGATTTATCTGATATTGGTTGTTTTTCATTGAGACCCGATGATTTTATAAGACAAGGTAGAGGTGTTGATAGTTTTAAAAATACATATTCATATAAATCATCTGATGATTTAGATTCATTACCTCAAATAGTATCTTTTAATCAAACAATTGAAGTTTTTCCTTTTTGGGGAAATGAAGATTTATGTGAAATTGGAATAACAAGAACAGATTTTGATTTATCAAGTCAAGGGGTAAAAGTGGAACCCAAAGCATATTTATTGGGTTCAATATATTCTGACCAAGGTAAAAACACGTTAAACAAAAATTGTCGACCAAGAAGTGCTATGGGTAGAAAGTGTGATTTAACAACTTTTGCTGCGGAGATTGAAATGATAAGATTTACTTCTTTAAAAGATTCATTGGGTAGACCAATATTAGAGACGTATCAAATAGAAGAAGATATAGACGAAGACGGTTCGTTTGTGATTCCGTTACCCATGAACATGGAATATCAGTACACAAACGAATTTGGTGAAACAGAAATTACAAATGACCCAAATAAAGGTATACCAACATCAGCGTGTTATAGATTTAGAATTTCAGGTAAAAACAATACACTAGGTAGAGTTAGATTTACTGGTAGTTATTTGTTACCAAATATACGAGAATATGATTCTGACGTTGATGGTTCTTACGCTTTTTCTTTAGATTGGAACGATTATCCAACTGGTTCTACAACAAACTCTGTGATTTTTAATCAAACATACGGTAGTTATTATCCTGAAGATTATTTTTTTAGGTTTACATATAATAAAGTATATACGGTAAGTTCGTATATGGGGAGTCATTTTAAAGGTGGTAAAGACAATTATGTTGGTATAAAAGACATATCACCAAAAGAGGAAGAAGACTGTGAATCAAGTATAGTGACACCACCAATTAATTATGGATGGAGACGATTTAGTTTTCCAATATTGTTAGCAACTGTAATTAGTATATTTGAAAGAATAATATACGGAGCATTTATTGGCGCAATACAAGTATTAATAATTCCGTTTCAATTTCTTTATAGTATTAGAATATATATTAGGGCGTTTGGTTCAACCATTATTGACTGGAGACCTTTTGAAGTTTTTGATTCATTAGTTATTGAACCATTACAACGATTTGGTACTGTTAATTTATCAATTGTTGTTTATCCTGAGTGTGAAACTTGTGAAGATTTTTCAAGTGAACAGATACTTATTCCAACTCAAAGACCTGATGAACTATATTGTAAAGTCGGGGAAGGGGTTGCGGTTAGAGATACTTTAAATATTAATGGTTCTCCATATTCACCAATATGTGACCCCGATAATACAATTGACGAGTTCATTATGTCTTCAAGTGGCTCAACGTTACCCACTTATAATTTTACGGGAATAACTTGTAACGGTAATTCGACTGGTGAATCATTGGACCTAATATATAGTGCGAGTAATTTACCAATTAGTGGTAAAACGTATTATATTGTTTTAAAAAGTTATTTACCACATGGAAGTGCAAATGCATATGAACTTAATAGATTAAATAGTTTAGAGGTAAACACATATTCACAGTTAACAATTGACCAATTTTCTTGTGGTTCACCCACTACTCAATCCGGTTATAGGGGATATGATAATAATAATTTTGGTTGGTTAGTGTATCGATTAGGTAATAATGGAATACCCCCACAATATGATTATCCATCCCCGTGTCCAACAAATAGTTGTTTTGAAGGTCGATGGTCCATTAGTGACTTATATGTAACACCTTTTTCTCAACCGGCTTGTGCGTCTGGACAAACCCCAAACGGAACGTGTGATTGTACCGACCCAACTTCTTCACAAAATACTTCATCAAGTATTACGTTTACTGATGGTATTTGTACAACAGTATATGATTACGTTTTATATTATCACTCTAGTATAAGAACATGTGGCGGAAATATTGAAACAATATTAGACGACCCTAGTACTATGACATTATCAATTGATTGGTCAAATGCAGTAACAAAAAGTGCGGGAACGATAACTAGAGGATTATCCTATATGGTTGCCTTTTATTATTCAATACCCTCCGGTAACACTGCATTATCTAATGTAAGAATATCTATTGGTGATGCGACATTAGGTGAATGTTCCTATGGTGTTTATGATATACCAACACCGGTAAACAATAAGTGGTATGTATTGCGTGTTGATATATCTGATATTGAGTCTTATGGTAATTTAACATCTTATATTTCAACATCAAGTTGTATGAATTATTCTATAGGTTGTTCTGGACCATCGTCAGTAACCAATTCTTGTTGTTATAGTTCAATAAGTGGTGATAGTGTTGGTAATTCTTCTTTAAGTGATTTTCAATGGACAGGGTTCACTTATGAAATATATGATTCTTCTCTTAAACTAACTCAACAATCTTTAACAGGTTCTACCGGTGATTTGTCTTTAGGTTGCGATACACAGAACACAATATATGACGAAACGATTGTTAAACAAACGTATTGTGCCTCAAATATTAATGATGATTATAACAATACAGCTTTAGTCACGGTTCAAAACGGAACATCGTGTACAAGTCTGTTACCTGTTGGACAAATATCATATAATACGAATAGCAATCCTTGTTCGACGTGTAGTACTAGAAGTGGTTTTTCTGAATTTAGAAAAGGGACTTATACAATAATACCGGCTGCGTCTATAAATAATTGGGAATACAATTTTAAATTAATTAGAGAATATGCTAGAAGAAAACTAATCAATAAAGTTTTTTGTGAAGGTGTTGTAAATTATTCATTTATTGAAAATTGGTTAGGTGGTTCTCTTTATCTGTTTGCCTTTAAAGCAAGGGTTAGATGGGATAATGAGGAAACATTAGATTTGAACGTTAGAGGAACAAATTATTGTGAGGATTTATTGTATTATAAGGTAAGTGAAAAAACATCTGGCGAACCCGTTAAAAGGTTTTATTATAGGTCCACTAAGTGGGATGGTTCGTCTTTTCAATCTACAGTAAGTAACGGAACAACATTCAGTACACTAAGACACCCAACAACAATTATGGATTTGGGACCAAGAGATGAATTTATAAAAGAAATATGTGTCGACCCATCTTTAGACCCTAATTGTTCGGTTGTTCGAAGTATTGGACCAACATCTTTTCAAAACTTTAAGGAAATTTTCGGGCTTTACATTAACTATAGATTAGATACTAATAACACATTTGAATATAGAGATTTTTTTCAAAATAATGGATTTAATTCGTATCTCCCATTTAATACAACAAAAGAAATATTAAATGGAGACGTTTTACAATTAATATCAATAAACAACGAAGTTGGTGTTGAAGAATTTGATTTACAAAATAGATATTACGGACAATATAGTCCATTAATTTTAGACCCTGACACATATCCTCAATTATTTAGTTCACAAGCCGGAACATCAAATGGACCTATACCAATAAATTTTGTTTTGGATGATGATGGTTATAGAGTGAGGGTTTGTTTAAATGAACCTGGTAGGTTGACTGAATCATCACAGATTGTTCCGTTTTTTTATTGGGACAAACAAGGACAAGGTTTTGGGGAAGGTTATAATCAATCGTGGGATTACAACACCATAAGGACACATAGACTACAGGGAATGACATTTAGTTATACGTTTACGGGTGACACAACATACAATTATGTTTTGTTTCCAATGACAAAGGATTATTCCGGTAACACCTTTAATATAGTTGGTGCAGATGTAAACGATGGTTCATTTGATGTTGAGGACACAACTGATGTTCATTTACAATACGATAATCAAGAAGAAGGGTTTACTGTGTTACATATTACTTCGGGAACAACTCAAACTCCATTAGCGGGTACTTTATGGGTTAGAAAAGGTAGTATTGGTGTATGGGATTCTCAATCGTGGAACACCAATATTGATTACATATTAAAACCAACATTAAAAAATTATACGGGTAATTTACAAATATTATCCACACCATTTTTATTTTATTTTGGAATTAGACCAGGTAAAACCGCGGTAGATAAGTTTGTTCAACTATTTGGACCTAAAGGAGCGTTTCCAACATCTGAATAATGGATAAGAAAAAAATAATATTACCATCTAAAAAATTTTTTGGTTCAACAAATGTTGACCAAAATATTAGAATTGGATTGGATGAAACACAAAACCTTTTAAGAGAAGGGGATAGAAACGTCATATTAAATAATGTTGAATTATTTAATAAAGAAAGAAACGAAAGTAGTTCTTACAAAATACACGGAAAACTAAAAATGGTTTTCAGAAATTTGTATAGTGGTGACACCGACTATGAACCACTTTTAAAGAATTTGTATTTGGTTGGTGATGGTGGAGACAATAATTTTGATGGATTTATACCATACAACGAATTTGCTTTTCTTAGAAAAGATGTGTTAAGACAATCTAATTCAGTACAAACACTTTCTTCAATAACCACATATACCCCATCAATATCTTACAGTGGGGAGTCAAGTCACGTTTCAATATCGAGTATAATGGCACCATATCATAATTGGAATATTCATTTGTCTTATGTTTATGACCATGATACAACTTATCCGATGAAATATACTTTAAGTGGTAATACTGTGTTTAATTTTGTTTCAGGAGACGGAATACCGTTTAGAGTTGAAGATAATGGTAGAACATATAAATTGACAAGTCCCGTTGAACACGGAATATTGGCTGGTGAATATATAACAATTAGTGGGGGGACTTTAAATAGTTCAGTTAGTGTGAGTGGTAGGACATTTTCTGTTATTTCTGTTGGAGATTCTATTTTTAGGTCCGAAAAATTTGTTTTAGACATTTCAAAATCTGAATTACCTTCGGGTACAACATTGTCAACTGTTGTGTTTGGTAAGAGGTGTATTGATAGAGATAATTTAACTGGAACAACGTCCACATATTATGTTCACAAACATAAAACACTTACAGAAAGAGGTGATTATATTTTGGATAAAGCGGGTTTTGAATCATCCATTTGGGAAAATGAAAAAAAATTATTATTAGAAAATAGTGAAGGTATTAGTGATTATTTGGTGGAAAGAAATATGATGGAGTCTTTAATTTACGATTTTAAAGAACCATTTATTTTAACAGGTTTAACAAATAATTTAAAATATTTACCAACTGAAATTTATGTAACAACATTATTATCAAATAGAAATGGGTATTTTGATTATCCACCAAAAGTTGGATGGAAATTTAATTTCCATGACACATGGGTTGACCAACATTTTGACGGCTCAACAACTATTGAAACTTCAATTCCAACAACTGCATTTACTAAAACAATAAATTCGGTAACATACAATTTTACCGGTGGTACTGATGTTCCCATTAACACTATATTACATGGTGCCTTTGTTGAATATAATGTTTCCGAACTAAAGGAAAGGATTATTAGTGAAGCATACCATAGATTCTCAAACCCTCTTTTTGTTTTTGATTATGGTCAAACAGGGTCAACTGTCACCTTTTCTGGTGCATCTGCAACAAACAAATTTGGTTTGTTTTATCAACCACATCATAGGGTTAAATTAAGACAACTTTCACCATATATCGAAACATCAACGACTAATCAAATATACGGATTACCACAAAACGCAAAATATTTTCAAAACGATGGGTTGTGGAAATGGAGAGATTTATATGACCATGGGTTTATTGACTCGGACGGTTTAGGTACAAATTTTTCATTTATTAATGGTATTCATTATGTAAAAAGTGATATTGATTTCTATTTAAGAAATGAGAACATATACAGAAACAAACAAGATTTAATTAAAAATATAGAAAGTTTTAAGTGTTAATGAAATTTATAGTAAAAGATACCGACCAAAAAATATTGTTATCGTCAAATCAAACATTTAAGTCAGATTTGGGGTGGACGGATAGTGCACAACAAATGGAACAAGAAATTTTATATGACATAATAAATCCGGCTGAAAACTATGAAACAACAAGATACATTCATTCACCGTATTCAGTAACATCTAATAGTGGAACTACATTTACACAAGTTGATATTTGGTATAATTTTTATTTTCTAAACACCTCAAGTGTATATAATCAGAATTATGAGTCAGTTGGTATAACATTGAGAGAAAATGCAAAAATGTTAAGACAATCAACTGAAAGTTTTTTTCGTTTAGAGTTTTACAAAACAACCAACGATGATTCACCAAATCAAACAAATAGACGATTGGTCTTTTCAAAAAATTTAATATTACCATTGGGTGAAAAAGTTTATTTTACAGGAACACCATCTGGTTCAACGTTACCGTTGAATGATTTTGTTTTTCTTCCGGTTTTTACGGGTTCAAATTATAGAAATACCGAAAATATGTATTTCTTTTGGTTTTTGGATGATTCACCTTTTAGTGGAACAAACATTACAGGAAATACTTTTTATATGACCGCAAAATTTTATAACGCAAAAGATGGGACAATTATTGATTTTGTTAATAAATCAAAGTCTATTGGTCAAGAAATTATTGAAGAAGAAGATGTTTATTATAAAGTAATTATTAATAGAACTGAATACTCATATATTGTTTATCAATATAATGGTTCATTAGGTTCACGAAAAGGTCAACTTAGTGCTCCGATAAATTTTTATGAAAGAAGACAATAATGGATATTAAACCACCTCTAAAATACGAAATACGTAGGAAATCAATTCCCAACTTAAAGTTGTATGCGGTTGATAAACCATATTGGTACAATAGTTTAGGTGGTTTACTTGAATTAACCAATACAAATATAATTGATTCTTTAGATGGTTATATAATTTTTAATGTTACTGGTGGCACTGTTTCTTCAGGATATTATATTTGGTCGGGAACAACTTTAGATGGAACGTCATATGGTGACACCGATTGTGATTTAAGTTTAAAATTATATGAATGGGAAAACATAAGTAAATCAGAGGCATACGATAACCATGATATTCCCATCTTTTTAGAAAGTTCAGTGGATGAAATGGGTGTGATGGTTGGGTTTGATGGACAAATTGAACAAGTTGAACAGATATGTAATTTTTCGTATACACAAACAGGTAATACTGTTTATGTTTATAACACCATTGACACATCAAAAGTATCTGAAATATATGATATAAATTTTACAGTTGATTGGGGAGATGGGACAACATCAATTTTAACTGCAACAGGTATAACCGCAAATAAAACATATTCTTCCACGGGTACAACCACGATTTCAATTTCGGTAAATACACCATGGACACAATTTGAAACAAAAAAAATAATTCAAATACCTTCAAACATAACCATACCAAATCCTTTGGGGACTTTTTCAGGTTTTACGATTCCATATTCTAATGTTACCGGTCAAACACAAAATTATCTTAATGATTATGACAGTGATTGTGATGGAACATACACAGGTAATACTGTATTTTATTATGCTTCTATTGGTAGGAGTAGAATTAACGAAAAGAAACTTTATGGTGCTAACACATATACAGGGGTAACTACGGGAATCACAAATAATTTAGTTTATAGTGCATATACTATTGATGATTTATACTATAGAGATTTTGAAGATGGTGTAACAACAATTACAGGTGCAACATCTGGATTTACAAAAGAAGAAGTAATTAATTGTGTTATAACAAGAAATGAACATTTCTTAGGGTTTATTGATGAACCTGTAATATATTCAGACATATTTGTTGAAAGAGGTAAACAGGGTGTTCTTGAAAAAACATTTAGATTATCTGAAATTGAAAATACCGGAGAATTATCTTATTATGGTAATGGATATTTTAATATCAGAAAACAATAATTTTCATATTTATAAATAAAAACAAATGGCAACGGGTTCTTACGGTATAATACGACCATCAGACATTTCACCAGAAGATGTTGAAATCTACTTTCATTACGTTTTAGATAGGAACGCAACTTCTGATGTAACATTTAAAAAATTAAATTCTGTTGATGTTTTAACACCTGTTTATCATAATTCTGATACAACAGATGATACATCCGCCCCAAATGTTGAAATATTGGGTGGTTTATATAATTTAAAACTTACATCTGATGATTTTTCTGATTTAGGTATCTATACACTTCATATAAGACCAAAACAAATTAGAACAACGATTACCGATTGTGGAATTTTGGCATCCTTACCTTCAGTAAGGGGTTTAATTATTGATTTATCAAATGTTCCTTCAGATGATAGAAATAAATTTACACCTCAAGGATTGGTAGGGTATAGAATTGAATATATTAATTCATCAGATAATAAAAAAATACCTAATTTTTATAGAATCGTTACTTCGTCTTTTTATTGCACACCAATTGTTTCAAATTTGACAAGTACTTCTCAAAAAGCAATAAGATATCAGTACAGTGAACAAGTAACAAATTTGATGTTCTTAACTGTTACACCATCTTCAGCACCAACAAATAAACCAAATACGGTTCCGTTTATTGGTGTACCATCTCAAAAAATAATTTTAACAAACACATATTTAAATCCCACAACAATAGAGATAGAAATGGTTGAGCATGATGCGTCAACTCTAGCATATGCATTGTATGGTAATCAAAGTAAGGCGGTTTCACAAGGTATTTACACCATTTATGACAATAACAACAACATATATAAACAATATAATCTTTACGAAGTTAAAGATGAATTTAATGAAACATTATATGAGGTTCGTGAAGAGAGAACTGACATTGACGAAACACTAAACTTTGATACTATTACAGAAACATAATGGCAAAAAGAAAAGTACCAAGTCAAGCTGCGAGCGGTGCGGAAACATTTAATGATTTTTTAGTTGGTAGACAAATAACGGATGGAACATCTTCCTTAACCAACACGGTTTTCTCTTTGGATAAAGTGATACCCCAAAGAGATTCAAAGAGTTTTTCAACAACACCATTTTCAGAATTTTTAACTTTAGATTCGATAAAACAAGTTGATGGTATTCAAACCACAACAAGAACAAAAACAAAAAAAACCAATGAGGTTAGTTTTAAATCGAATAAAAAATATGCGGATAAATCATTATTTGGTTCCTTATCTAGCCGTATTTTAGTTTCTCTAACGAGAATTATTAATAAATTTCCTGGCGCTATTAATATTGTTGCTGATAGTCCGATAAGTAGTTCACCATACAGTGTGTCGGGTTCAACATACGACGACAGTGCTCACACAACAATATTTTATACTGAAAGAAGTAAATTCTTCAACCCATTTGATTTGGTACTTATTGAACCAAATTCAGTAATAAAACCTGAAACAGAAAATGAATTAAGGAATTTTTATTCATCATATACCAAATATGTTATTGTTGTTAACAATGTCACATACCCAATTCTTGAATATACGGAACCAAATGTTGATAATGTTATTCAATTTAAAGTTTATGGTCAACCGTTTACCGGTTCTACTTATTTAGGTAATGTTTTAATTAGACCAAATGATGGACTCATAGAAGAATTTTTCTCAGGTCTTGATGATTTAGAACAATCATTATTAAATAGAGAAACAAATCCCATATATACGTCAAGTTTTAGAGTACCTAGAGATAGTCAAAATAACTCAAAAACCTCTTTAGTAAGTGTAACAACATCATGGCCTTTATCAAATGATGGGTATAACATTCAAATTACCGGTATAGATTATGAACTTTACGTAACAAGATTAAGTGATATTGCAAACGAGATTGATGATTATAAATCAAATTTAATGGTTCGATTTTTATCTTCTCCTCAGTTATTTGAGTTTGATACGGAAGATAAAAGAGCGGAAAGTGTTTTTCAATTATATGGACAGAGTTTTGATAGTGTAAAAAAATATATCGATAATATTGCTTACATGAGAAATGTGAGTTATGATTCGATTAATAATTTACCTGATGTATTATTAAAAAATTTATCTGAAAACCTTGGACTATCAACCACAAATTTATTTGATGAAAAAAAATTAGAAGATGTTCTTTATACGAGAATAAACACAACGTATGCAGGTATTTCTACCGGTACAAATTTAGTCGAAGCAGAATATGAGTTTTATAGAAGACTTTTAGTTAATCTTATTGAGATATACAAATCAAAAGGAACAAGAAAGGCTTTAGAGTTTTTTTTAAAATTTCTTGGTGCACCTGAACCATTAATAAAAATTAATGAATATATCTATCAAGTTACATCATTACCCGCGAGTTTTGATTTAGAAGAAGACATTTATGAGGCAATTCAAGGAAATAAAACATACACTTTTGCGGTTTTAAACGTTACTGGTTATACATATGAAAAGAAAACTTACACAGGAACAACTTCGTTTGATAGAGATGGGTATCCCGTTAATGAAATTAATGGGTTACCAAGAAGAGCGTACAGTGAAACTGAAGATGTTTTCTTTGAAAAAGGTGCGGGATGGTACGATATAACGTTATCACACCGTTCACCTTTAATATTGGATACCACAAACTCCGTTTTAACTGGTAGAACAAAAACAATTATCACAAAAAATAAACCATACACCTATGGTGAAGACTATTTTAATGTTTTTAGAACATTACCAGGTTTAGATACAGGATATGATTTGGTTTCCGACATAGATAACACCAAAGCTAGACTTAAAGAAGATAATTCAGATTTAATTCTAAATAGAAAAAACATCGAGATATATATTTCACCGGCTAGAGCTATTGATTACGATGTCTTTAGACGTAGTAAAGAATTGGAAATTTCTTTTGGAACAAACAACAATTTACCAACACAAACAGGAAAAACGTTTGTTGAATTTTTAGATACATTTATTCATAATCTTGTAAAGAATTCAAATAAAATTCGATACAAAAAGAATTATATTCAATTGGAAGATGTGTATCGTGATTATCTTTCACAAACCACGGGTTTTACACCATATCACCAAATTACTGTAACAGAATTTGTTGATAAAATTTCACCATATTGGGTTCAATTAATTGAACAATTGGTACCAGCGTCCACACTTTGGACAGGTGGTAATTTAATTGAAAATAATGTATTCGGAAGACCAAAATATCCATATGTTTATGATTGTCAACCCCTTCAATTTATTGAAGAATTATATCCCGATTTTGAAACATATATCGAAGAAGATTTAGAAAACATATTAGGAGAAGAAATTAATTTTAGGTCTTTATTAAGATTGACGGGAGTTACTTTTTATCCGATAATTGAAATAGACGGAGTGATATATGGTGGGGCCGATTATAGTGGATTAACTTCAAATATGTACGTTGTTTTAAGTGGGACAACCAACACTTCAAATAGCGCGAAATTATTTGATTTACAACCTTTAACTGGTTGTACTAGTGGTGTTACAAGTAACGACCCAATCAATTTATCATTGATTTGTGATTATAAAGATTATTTAGAACCCGATGTTGATAAAATCAAAGAATTGTGGTTAGATGCTTTAAGTGAATTAATTTCAGATATTACGATTACTCGAAATAGTGCAGGATACGAACCATATTCCCCATTTACAGGTACAACAGGACAAACATATTATTCTGAAACAATTCCATTAATAAAATGGGAAACATTTACCGATGTAAATGGTGTCGAAAAGGTCAGATTTTCTTCCGTAAAATTAGGACCAAATGATTGTTCTGTTTCTGAATATTTTGATTATAGATTTGAAACGGATTATAGTGTTAACAAGAATAGTAATTTAATGAGTGCACATGTATACGGTGACGGTACCGTATATTGTGAAACCCCAACTGGTTGTACTTTAGTTTCCGATTTATTTATTGAATTAATTGGTTATAAGACGGGTGTACAAGAAGGGACCGATTGGTCATTTTATTTTTATGCAAATTGTATAAGTGGAACAAATGAAAATGCTGACGTTCATATCGAAAAGGTTAGTGATTGTATATACAAATTAACGGGTGTTTCCGAAAATGATGTTATAAATTTTAATGTTATTGATTCAGCAAATAAAGAGGTTAAATTTAAAATTTTGGGGTTACAACCAAAATTTGAACATGACCCGTGTCCCGAACCTAGTGGTAAAACACACACGGAAATTTTTGAAATTGTTAGTTATCAAGGTACATCTGGAAACCCAATTTCATCATATTCTGAAGTCGTCTTTTGTGACAATTACACGGGATATACAATTCAACCAAAATTAGAATATAAAACGAATTTTGATTATGGTTTAAAATGTGATTCAATTGCTTTAAAAATCGATAATTCATTAACAATAGATGATAGTACGACATATCAAGACGTACAATCTTTTATTAGTGGGGGGACAATCACAAAAGTAAATGTATGTAATTTATCCGTTGGTGATTATATTTTATCAGCTGAAGTTAGACCATGTACAACATATTCACATCAGAATATTTTAGATGGAATGATGTCAGGATTTTCTTTCACATATGGATATAGAAAAGTACAAATAACAAGTATCGAATGTTTAGGTTCTGTTAGGAGTAACTTAATAACAGGATTGACTCAAAATAATGATTATGAGGTTTTTGAAGTTCTTCCAACTACACAACTTAGGGTTTATACAAACAAGTCTGTTGAGAATTTTGGTGTTCCTGAAAATGGTCGTTATTTCTTTGATTTTAGATTTCCGGAAGAATTGCAAATAAAACCTTCGGATTTTATTGAACCATGTTGTAATCATCCAAAAGAATTATATAATCATGGTGATTATTTGATAAACCAATACGGATTCCCAATTGAAGTTATAGATGTCGATTTGGATTACTGTAATCCTAATCTGTATTTTAATTTAAATCTTGAAACTGATTGCGGACCATATAACGATACACTGTTAGTTGTTTTTAACGGCAACGTAGATGAACAACTTTTACTTGGACATAAATATGAAAACCACCCTGGTCTTGGATTTGATTTGGGTCAATATTATGTCGACGATGAGTGGTGTCCGGACGTACCAACCGATTTTGAATTATTAAATGACGTTTTTTGTCCTTCTCCACCACCAACACCTTCTATTACACCAACACCAACAAAAACACCTTCTATTACACCAACACTAACAAAAACACCTTCGACTACACCAACGCCAACAAAAACACCATCGGTGACTCCATCTGTAACACCAACTAGTTCTTTAACACCGCAGTCAACACCTTCTACTACACCATCTGTAACACCAACTAGTTCTTTAACACCATCGGTGACTCCATCAAGAACACCTTCTACTACACCATCTGTAACACCAACTAGTTCTTTAACACCGCAGTCAACACCTTCTACTACACCATCTGTAACATCAACTAGTTCTGTTACACCATCGGTGACTCCATCAAGAACACCATCTGTAACACCAACTAGTTCTTTAACACCATCGGTGACCCCATCAAGAACACCATCGGTGACTCCATCTGTAACACCAACTAGTTCTTTAACACCGCAGTCAACACCTTCGACTACACCATCTGTAACATCAACTAGTTCTGTTACACCATCGGTGACTCCATCAAGAACACCATCTGTAACATCAACTAGTTCTGTTACACCATCGGTGACTCCATCAAGAACACCTTCAGTAACACCATCTGTAACACCAACTAGTTCTTTAACACCGCAGTCAACACCTTCGACTACACCATCTGTAACATCAACTAGTTCTGTTACACCATCGGTGACTCCATCAAGAACACCATCTGTAACATCAACTAGTTCTGTTACACCATCGGTGACTCCATCAAGAACACCATCTGTAACATCAACTAGTTCTGTTACACCATCGGTGACTCCATCAAGAACACCATCTGTAACACCATCTGTAACACCAACTAATTCTTTAACACCTTCGGTCACCCCATCCATTACACCAACTAATTCCTTAACCCCATCATTAACACCAACTAATTCCTTAACCCCATCATTAACACCAACACCGAGTTGTCCACCTTGTTATTTTTATTTAATTGAAGGAACAGGTGGAAATGAGGTTTCTTACATCCAGTGTAATGGCACTTTATCTGCATTTAGTGTATCTAATGGTTCGAGTGATACAATATGTGCCAGACCCGGTACAATCACGTTTTATCCAAGTCCAAATCCGGCACCAAATGTAACACAACAATCACAATGCGGAAACCAATGTTAATAGATTTACATATGATTAAAAAATTAGTATAATATATAATTAAAAACAAAATAGAAATTTGTATAATAAATGGCGTTAATAAAAATAAACACAGGTAACTTTAAGGGTCAAACAGGTGTTTTAACTTTTTATCCTTGTAGTGGCGGTACCATAAATATTGGTACCGTTGTCATGCCATATTATTATGATACTGATTATTATTTGGGGACTTATAGTGTGTATTTTCCATTAGAAGATAAAACTTGTTATGTTCAAATTTCATGTCCAACTCCTTCGGTAACACCAACACCATCCATAACACCGTCTATAACATCAACACCATCCATAACACCATCCATAACACCAACACCATCAGAGACACCGTGCAAAACACCAACACCAACCAAAACACCGTCTATAACACCATCACCAAGTTTTAACCCAACAATTACACCAACTAGTTCCTTAACACCATCCATTACACCAACTAGTTCTTTAACACCTTCTGTCACTCCATCGGTAACACCATCGGTGACTCCATCCATTACACCAACTAGTTCTTTGACACCGTCTGTTACATCTTCTTTAACACCATCAGTTACACCTTCGGTCACACCTTCGGTGACTCCATCCATTACACCAACTAGTTCTGTAACACCATCAGTTACACCTTCTTTAACACCATCAGTTACACCTTCGGTCACACCTTCGGTGACTCCATCCATTACACCGACTAGTTCTTTAACACCATCGGTGACTCCATCAAGAACACCTTCGGTTACACCATCTGTAACACCAACTAGTTCCTTAACACCTTCTGTCACATCTTCTTTGACACCTTCTGTCACTCCATCAAGAACACCTTCGGTGACTCCATCCATTACACCAACTAGTTCTTTAACACCATCGGTGACTCCATCAAGAACACCTTCGGTCACCCCATCTATTACACTAACTAGTTCTTTAACACCATCTTTAACACCATCTATTACACCATCTGTCACACCAACTAGTTCTTTAACACCATCACTCACACCATCACTCACACCATCTGTAACACCAACTGTTTCTGTTACACCCGCACCTTCTTGTGATATTGATTATACTAGACTTCCATCACCCACACCTTCAAGTACACCTACACCATCCATTACACCAACTAGTTCTGTTACACCATCGGTGACTCCATCAAGAACACCATCTGTAACACCATCTATTACACCAACTAGTTCTGTTACACCTTCTGTTACTCCATCTATAACACCATCTATCACACCAACTAGTTCTGTTACACCATCGGTGACTCCATCAAGAACACCATCTGTAACACCATCTATTACACCAACTAGTTCTGTTACACCTTCTGTTACTCCATCTATAACACCATCTATCACACCAA